GCTCGCCTTGTACTTGTTTCCGACTTCCTGCCAGGGGTTGGGGCGGATAGTCAAGTCCGCCTTGCGCTTGCGGCGCAGTACGCTATGCAGGATAGCCGCCTCGATTTCGCTATCTGCCAGTCCGATATGCTCTTCCTCGAAAGCCGGCTTGCCGGTGATATACTGGAAAACCACTTCGGCGCTGGTCTTGGGGTTGCCGGCTTCGCTGATATAGCCGTGCCGCTCTGCCCACTTGAAGAACTTTTCGGTGTTGCAGATATTGGAGCAGGCGCCGCCCCAAATGTCCCAGACTTGCACATCCCGGTTCATCCAGTTGCTGTTTTCATACAGCCATTCGCAGGTTGCCCGCATTGCCCGCATATCAAAACCGGCGTTATATGCGGCGATTGCCTCAATGTCGTAAAAGTCAACCGTTGCGGTCAGCTTGCGGAGAACATCGGCAAAGGTCATGGGAATGGTCTTGCGCTCGTATACGCTTGCCCAGTACTTGGGCATTTTCCATCCGTAGTATGCCGTTGCCATCAGTTGCGGATTGCCCAGCACTTCCAGCACGCCATAATGAAAGCGGTGCTGGATATAGCCGGTGGCGGTGTCCATCACACAGCCGCCGCAGTCGTAAACCTTGGGAGCGGCAAAGCCGCCCGCCGTTTCCACATCGAAAATCAGAACATTGCCCATAAGTGTTGGAACCTCCATCTTTTTTGGTATGCCTTATTATACCATGGGCGGGGCCTGTTTGTCAAGCCCCGCCCCGGCATTTTGTCAGCCGACCTTATAGCCGGTGTACTCCTTCTGGCTGGTCAGCCCCTTGGAGTTGGTGACGGCACGGACGACCTTCTCGCTGGTCACGCCCTCAATGTACTTGACGGCGTTCGCCACCTGAAGGGCGGTATAGTCGGTACCGAGAGCGGCGTTAATCTCCGCCGCAGTCATGGGGGAGGCGGTGAGGACGCTCTTAATGGCGTTCGCCTTCTCCATGGTGGCCGCGCTCGCGCCCTTGGCGGTGGACTTCTTGGGGTGAGCGGCGTTATAGGCCGCCTTGCTCTCCTGAGCGTTCACCAGCGCCTGCGCCTTCTCCATCAGCCGGATAGCGACCTCGGGGGTCATATCCAGCTCGCCCTTGGCGAGAGCGATAATGTCCAGACCGAACTGCTTGTAGGTGTACTTGGAATTGGTAGCCATAGTAAAATCCTCCTTAAAAATATGGTGTTGGTGTTATGTGCGGGGGTTCGACAATACTATCTTGTATTTCGTCCCCGCAAGGGTGAATTCAAGGTCACGGAAGTTTTGCCGCTCAAGCGGTATAATCTCCGCTCCCTGCGCCGTGAGATATTCCACAAGGCCGTTATACAAGTCCTGCTTGGCTTGGGGGTACTTTTTGTTGTACTGCCCACGCTTGCGCCCGGCTTGGGTCTTGAGAATTTCCCCGGCGGCTTTTTGCTGTTCGGGGGTCAGTATGAAGTTATCAAGGTCCACGCCCTGCTCCACAAGGAAGTCATACTGCCGCAGAGTCAGCCGCTCTATGGCCTGTTCGGGGGTATCCCCCTGTTCAACCCATGAGTTGAGCTTATTCAACAGTATGTCCCGCAGTTCCGCCTTTGTAGCCCGGCGGCGAGGCTCACCAGCCATTCCCTCACCTCACTTTCTGTATTTATTATAGCACATGGGGTTCGCTTTGTCAAGTGCTTTTTTGGACTTTCCAAAAGTTTTTTGCGGCCCTGTCGCAGTCAGCCGGAACACCGCCCGTCCCTCTTGGAGTGTCTTTATTATAGCACTTTTCAAGGAGCCTGTCAAGGGGTTTTTGAAACTTTTTTGAAAAAGTTTCGCCCGCGCGTCCCGCGCCCACATGAGAGCCGGACTGCCGCCGGGGTTCTTGCCCCCTTGACACTACCTATTATAAGGCATAGGGGGCGAAAAGTCAAGAACTTTTTTCAAAAAATCTGGGGATCTCCGTTTTGCATAAATTCCGGGAGAAAAGTTTGTGCAACTTTTCTGCCGATTTTCCTTGACAATTTAACGCTTTAGCGTGGTGAAGTGCGACGCCCCGCCCCGACCGCTTTCGGGATTGTGCAAAACAGAGAAAAATGGCCTGAAATTTGGCGAAAATTCGGCGAATTGCACAAAAAGAAAAAGCGCGCCGCTCCGGCCGCACCGGCGCGCCGATTTTACCACAGCTGCGACCATTTGTCAATAGGTAAAATAGACAAAAATGAGGAAAGCCGATTGTGCATTTTACACAATCGGCAATCCCCAACAGAAAGGAAAGGAAAGGAAAGGAAGAAAGTGGGGTGGGGCTTTTGGTGAGTTGCCCCGCCAGAACTCATTTTACAAAGGTCAGGCAATAAGCGTAACGCTTCTTGACATTGTCGCCGTTGTAGTAGATAGCGAAGTGATTGTTGAGTACTTTAATCCACGGCTTGCCGTTCTTCTGCTCCTTGTTAGTCAACGGGTATTTCTCTGCGAAGTCATGCAACTTTTCCCGGCTGAACCACTGAGGCGGCCAAATTACATGACGGAAGAACATCCAGAAAGGTTTGAGGACGAAACCATATAGCAGGAGAACCGGCGCAAACGGGATAGCCCACAGATAGAAGAACCAAGCGAACCTTTCGCCTAACCAGTCGAAGTGCTCACTGTCGTATAGGCCGAAGATGATACAGGAGATTGCATAGCAGAGGGCGAAGCCGCCCAAGAAGTACCAGACCATTATGCCTCTCCCTCCTCACAGATGATTTCGCTGTTGTCCTCGACGAAATTCTCCAGGTCGGAGGCCATGTTGCGGATATTGTAGCCGGTGTCATTTCCGCCTCTGTCCTCGAGCGCTCCCGCAATATCGCGCAGAATATCGGCGGCGTCCCTTAGGGTCTGCTGTTCCTCGTCAGTCAGGGCGATAACCGTTCTCGTCAGAATATTCATTTTATTTTCCCCTTTCGTTTCTTTCTGTATTGATTATACCACAGGTTTATTTGTTTGTCAAGCATTTTTTTGCGTGGGGCGGTGGATTACTCCACCAGCCCCCGCAGAGCGTCAACGATGTTCACCATCGTGGGGTCAATCGTGTCGCCCATATGCCAGCCGTTGCGGACTTTGTTGTTGTCGTCGATGAGGATGAAGTTGTCCCCGTCCTCGTGGTAGCGCCGGATGCAATCGGCTTTCGTGGTGCCGTATGCGACCAGGTGGCAGGCATCCATCGGGAAGTCGTAGTTGAGAAGCCAGCCCATCTTTGCCATCCGTACAGCGTCCTTGTATGCCTCGGAGCTGTCCTTTGCCAGCCAGCTAATTACCCGGATTTCCCAGCCCTGCTCCTTGAGTTTCAGAAGCACATCCCGCAGGGCGTTCATGTCGCACATGGGGCGAGCCGCCAGGTATGGCCACGGATTTTCCGCCCGCAGGTATTCCAGCCATCCGTCCACCGAGTACAGGTCAGCGATAGTGCCGTCCATGTCGAAGCAAATCATCTTATTCATTGAAGTGTTCTCCTTTCCTTTTCTGTACCTTAATTATACACCAAAAATTTTTTCTTGTCAAGTGGTTTTTCAGATTTTTTAGATTTTTTTTAAGAGAAGTAACTGAGGACTGCCCACCAGAGGGCGGCGGCCATGATACACACGATAGCCATACCGATAGCCAATTCGGTTTCGGGGGACATCTTCTTTTTCATGGGGATCTCTCCTTTCCCTTTCTGATAATAGTTTACCACAAGGGGCGGCAGAAGTCAAGACAATTTTTTCCAATTCCAGGGGAAATGTTGCACAAATTTGGGAGAAAAATTTTCTCAACTTTTGTTCAAAAAAACTATTGACAAACCAGGGCTGGGTGTGGTACAATATTGCGGGCGCAGGCGCCCGAAACGACGCGCCATTATACCACATTCCGGGGCGTTTGTCAATAGGCAAAATGCACAAAAATTCCGGGGTGCATATTCATGCACCCCGGATGGATATTTAGTCACAGGTGACTTTGCGCGGCCGGCCTACCGGCTTGCTCCCGCCCTCGTGCTTGCACTTGGCATTTACACGGGAGTAGTAGTATTTCGGGGCAAGGTCGCCGTTTACCTTTTTCTTGGCGGCGAACACACGGGCAAGGATTTCGCTTTCGATGATTGCATCGTCCAGCCCCTTGTGCTCCTCTTGGAAAGTGGTGTCCCCCGTGATGAACTGATACATGAACTCCGCACCATAGCGGACATTGTTCTTGCCGGAGAAATAGCCGTGCTCCTTGATGAATTTGTAATACTTGCGGGGGCCTACCAGACTTTCCACGGCGGCGGTCATAATGTCACGGGGACGCAGGGCAAGCACTTTCTGTGCGCTTTCACGGTCAAAGCCGTGCTTGCGGCGGTACTTGGTGAACAGGTTACGCAGAGCGTTTACATCATAGTCCGCATTGTAAGCCCACATATCCGGAATGTTGTATTCCTCACAAAGGGCGTTCAGGTTGGTGAAAATGTCGCTTGCGCTCATGGGGTCGATTTCACCGTTGGCAATTCTGTCCAGATACTCCGGCATTTTGCGCTTGTAAAAAGCGCTGTCCATGAGCTTGCAGTCGGTGAAAACTTCCTTGCAGAGATAGGCGAAGCGGTCAACGATTGTTCCGTCACGCTCCATGATAACGCCGGAGCAGTCATAGGGCAGTTGCGGCTTGTCGTCCTTGCCGTCCCCGAAAGTGGCGGTGTCGTTGGTGCCCTCACAGTCAAAAACCAGATAGTGCTTTTTCTCGAACATTAGTGTTACATTCCTTTCATGTATCTATTTTGTTCCTTGCTACATTCTTATTTTACCACACAGGGGGCTGTTTGTCAACCCCCTGTGTGGATTTTTTGTCAGCCGATGGAATAAGCGGTGTACTCCTTTTCGGCGGTCAGCCCCTTGGCGTTGGTGGTCTTGCGGATAACCTTGGACGCCTTGACGCCCTCGATATACTTCACGGCGTTGGCAACCTGCAAAGCCGTGTAGTCCGTGCCCAGAGCGGCGTTGATTTCGGCGGCAGTCATGGGCGTGGCAGTCAGAACGGACTGGATAGCGGCGGCCTTTTCCTTGGTGGCCTCAGACGCACCCTTGGCGGTGTTCTTCTTGGGATGGGTGGCGTTATAAGCGGCCTTGGCTTCCTGTGCGGCCAGCAGGGCGGCGGACTTTTCCGCAACACGGGTGCGGATTTCGTCCGTGACCTCGATTTCACCGTTGACGATGGCGATGACTTCCTTGGCGTAAGCGGCGTAAGTGTAACGAGTGTTCATAATTTTTTCCCCTTTCAGATTAGCAGATAATTTTTTGATGGTCGTTTCTTATTTCCGCGGATTGCTTAACACTATTTTGTAGTGTACGCCGTTCAGCGTAAAATCCAAATCACGGAAATTCTGGCGTTCGGCTGGCATAATCTCTGCGCCCTGTCCTTGCAGGTATTCGACTATGCCGTTGAACAGGTCTTGTTTGCTCTTGGGGTACTTCTTGTTATACTTCATCCCCTTTCTGCGCCCGGCCTGTTTCCCCATAATAGACTGGGCGTTTTTCAGTTGCTCCGGCGATAGCAGTAAACTATCGAAGTCAACGCCTTGGTCGATGAGAAAGTCATACTGCTTGTCGGTCAACTTGCCTACGGCGTCCTCTGGACTGTCCCCGCCCTCAATCCAGTCATTGACCTTTTTGAGTAGGACTTCCGTGAGTTCTGCCTTGGTGAGCCGCTTGCGTGGCGCTTTCTTTTCGTCCATGTTCCTCACCTCTCTTTCTGTATTTATTGTACCACACTTTCGGCGGCTTGTCAAGAGTTTTTTTAATTTTTTTTGGAGATTTTTTGGAACCGCTCTTGCAATCCCTCTCCCTCTTGACATCTTTATTGTACCACAGACTGGGGAGTTTGTCAAGCCCTTTTTTGATTTTTTTTGAAATCTCTTTCGGGCTGTCGCCCTCTCCCTTTCTGTAATTGTATTGTATCACAGGGGCAGGCAGAAGTCAACTGGCAGATTGCACAAATCGGGATCTCAAATCGGGCCAAAATTTGTTCAATTTTCCTCTTGACAAACGGCGCTGGGTGTGGTACAATTTTGCGGGCGCAGGCGCCCGAAACGACGCGCCATTATACCACATTCCGGGCGACTTGTCAATAGGTAATTTTGTACAAAAAGAGGCGGCCCGCTTTGTGCAGGTCGCCTTGTGCATTTTGACTAACACCACGAAATTTCCAGTCGCTGGTTCTTGCCCTCAACGTATCTTGTTTTGTAGCCTTTGATTTCCAGCATTTCACAAACGGCATGGAGCTGAGTGATGTTCGGCCGGGAAAAAGGTTCGATGTCCTCAAAGTAGAGAACGCAGGAATACTTGCCGCGATTACTCCATAATTTAATGAGGTCATTTACTCTGACGATGAACTTTTTAAAGTTTCTGTCATGCTTGCTTTCGGCGTTCTTGAGGGCTTCGGAGGCCGGCATGAGGTCTTTGCACAATTCACACATATTCACATTACACATTTTTCACTCATCCTTTCTTGGGATCTCGCCCCTTCCATGGTCTTATTGTACCACAGAAGGGGCGACTTGTCAACTCCTTTTTCACTCACCCTTGAGGAAAGTCTTGCTGGTGTCAACCAGCTTGTAGGCGATTTTGTCAACCTTCACGGTGAAGGGGACGCCGTTCTTCTCGATGGTGATGGCCTCTTTCCCGCAGTTCTTGGGGACTACCCGCAAGCCCTTGCTCCTTGCGTGCCGGATGGAACAGTGGCGGCTCTCCTTCATCGTCCAGCCATAATTGCGGCTGTGGTATTTGAGGCTGTCCCAGCTGAGAACCTCGAACCCGTCACCGCAAGGATGAACGATACCCAGCAGTCGGAGATTAGCGGCGACTTCACGGGTGGAGAGGCTGGCGGCGGCGGCGGTCATGTTCTCCTTGTACTCGATAGCGGCCTCCATGTTCTCGATACGCTGGCGGACGATGCTGAGAATCTGGCCGGGGAACAGGAAATCGTCGAAAGCGGCCATAGCGTCAACGACCATGCGGTAGATTTCATCCTCGATGATCTGATTGTGTCGGGCCAACTGCCACATCTGCTCACGAATCTTGCTGACGGCCTCGTTGTTATTCTTGTGCATACCCATCTTTTTATCCTCCTTAGATTAAGTGTTGGGTTTTGAGGTTTTCCCTCTTTCTGATTGTATTGTACCACACGCAGGGGGTTTTGTCAACCCCCTGCGGGGAATTTTTTTACCAGGCAATCCGAAGGTTGTTGTCGTTGGTCGTCTCCACGGTGAAACCGTCATCGGTCAGCATCTGCACCAGGTAACGCTCCACCAGACGAGCCGGACGAGGAATGAAAGTGGCGATACCGCCAACGCTGGCTTGGCTCTGAATACTCTTGTCTACCTCCTTGCGGAGTTTGGCGGCTCGGGACTGCATCTCTTCCTCACGAGAGCGGCGGTAGTCGTTGACCATGCGGCGGGCATCATTAGCGTTCATAAGTGTTGCTCCTTTCAGCATCTTTTTTGATTGGGGTTCTCCCCTCTTTCTGATTGTATTGTATCATACTTGAGGGGATTTGTCAACCCCTTTTTTAATTTTTTACTTGAAATGTTCCTCCATCTCGTCCAGCCAATCGAAGTTGGGTTCCGCGTGGAAGGAGTAACGGCCCGGCTCACTGGTTCGCTCGATGGCCTCAACCTCTGCGGCGCTCACGAAGTCAACCTCACCCGTGTAACTGTCAAATACGATGTAGTTCATAGTTCATTCTCCTTTCCTTTTCTGATTGTATTGTACCACAATACAATCAGATTGTCAAGCAAAAAGTTGCACAATTTCGGGATCAATTTTTTGGGCAAGATTTTTTCAAAAAAACTATTGACAAACGGCGAAAAGTGTGGTAAAATTTTTCGGGGTGCCGCGGCCGTTTGCGAAAGAAAAGAGGCCTGGTATTTACCAGACCTCAACGAAGGCTTTTACTACTTGGTCGCCGTCCAACATCAGGGTGTAATACCCTTCGAGGGCGAAGTTTTCAACATTACCGACTTCTGTTACATAGGTGTTTCCATTTTCTGCCACGAACCACACCTTGGTGTCGTTCTTCTGCTGGATGTACCCCGTAGTTACATTGAATACGGAGAGGGGATCGCCGCACTGGCCGTCCATCTCCGGCTCCGCTTCGGGTTTGTCCTTATCAAAGAGGAGGACAAACAGATTGTAGGGATTGTGCACGGGGTTCGGCTTACAGTTATCGGTTACAATGTCCACCCAGGACACAATCACCCAGGCGATGAACACCACACAGAGGCCGAGAAGCAGGTTCTTAAAAATCTTAGTCATTGTAATTTCTCCCTTCATTTCTGTAATTGTATTGTACCACAACAAGTTGGATTTGTCAAGCCTTTTAGGAAAAGTTTTTTTGCAAGTTTTCTTGCATTTTCTTTTTCAATTTAACGCTTTAGTGCGGTGAAGTGGCTAGGGCTGCAGCGGACGTTAGCGGTGGCTAACCAGGTAGGTAGGGAAAGCGGCCCGAAGGCCGCTTTGTTAAGGCTCGATTTCGGTGAAGTCCATCAGGTCAAACAGGTCATGCTCCTCAAAGCACCCCTCCTGCTCCACCTGCACATACCAGTTAGCACCTGGATACTTGGCCTGGAATCTCTCAAAGGCTTCTCTCAGTTCCTTTACATCTTCCTCAAACTCCTTTTGCTTCTTTTCTTTGATGAAAGCTTCAAGTCCTTTCTGCATTGCAAGCAGTTCAGTCAAGCTTGCTTCTGATACCTTGCTTCCTCTGTGAGTTACATTGTAGAACAGTTCATTAGTCTGTCTCTTGTATTCTTCTGTCATTGTGGTTCATCCTTTCCTTTAGCTTGATTTAATGATAACACAAACAAGCTGATTTGTCAAGTGTTTTATTTGAAATAACTGCGATTTTCTACTGTGCCATATAGGGCTTTTTCGGTCGTTGTTGGAATTGATTAGTACATTTCTTCCTGCTTGTTCACAAAGAAGTAATCAATGTTAGTTGCGTCAACTCTGTGCTCTCTGCTAATCTTGTCTGGATTAGTCTTAAGCAACTCATTCATTTCATCACATCTCTGCTGTGCCTGCTCATCATTACCATACACATAGCACAGAAGAAATGTATCACAAGTCTTTTCCCACTTAGTACCTTTGTTGTAATAAGTAGGTTCTTTCTGCTTGTAGCAAATGGTGTTGCACATCATAGTAGTCATTCCTTTCTGTACCTTAGTACCTTTCCTTTTCTAATTGTATTGTACTACATCTTTAGTTCATTGTCAATAGATAATCATTCATCATTGTCAACAAAGATTGATTGTCTTTGTTGTTCATCTTACACAAAACCTTCGCTTTCGTCAAAGTGTCCAATCCCACTAGTCTCAAATTGGGCACTTTGACAAAATCGAAAAATTTTCAAAAAAACTATTGACAAAACGGCGAAAGTGTGGTACAATTTTCTGGGCTGTTGCGACCGAGCTTGGTAACTCGGTCGCATTTTATTACACCTTCTTAATCCAAGTCTTGGGGTACTCAATGTGCCGGTGTTTGTCGAACTCCGCCTTAGAAGCAACCGCTTCCATTCTGGTGTTCGTGTAGTCCAGGTCAACCAAAACGCCGTCGTACCGTCTGCCGTACACGATGAAGTTGAGACCGTTGGCCTTAAGCTCTTTAGTGGTCATCATAGTGAACATCCTTTCCTTGTCCTTGCACTTTAGTCAAGTGAAGTGAACCAAACTCTTTCCTGTTCTTCTTTACACTCTTATTGTAACACAAGATTGAAAGAAAGTCAAGTCTTTTTTGAAATTCTTTAGAAAATTTCTTTGTTAAATTTTTAACAATGTTGCCCAATTTTTGGGGTGGTTCAAACGAGAGGGCCATCGAACATCTGTTCGAGCCTAAGGAATCTTTTATTGACTGCTTGCCACCTACCCCCTGGTAAGAATTGGAAGCCCGGGGAATGGTTATGGGTCTTTCACACTTTAACGCGCTAAAGCAAAAGCGCGGACAAAAAACCCGACCGCTTCAATTTTTTTGACGACACGGTTCGGCATTTTATAGATTCGTCTTAATCTCGAACTCAAGACCCAATCGTCTCTCCAAGTCCTTCAAATACTTACCAACTCCACCATACTCAAATATCGCCATCGGATCAATCGGCTGAATCTTAACGCTACCATCTTCATACTTTACAATCAACTCGTAAGTATCGGCGGCAAAGTTACTTCTCAGCTCGACTTCCGTCACGGCCTTTTCCTTTTGCGCTTCTCTATAATCCATTTGCCGCGCCAACTTCCGAATGGTCTGCATTCTATTCCTATTCTCAATGGCCGCCATACATTGGTCCCAGTCATTTTTCTCCATGAGCGGCTTCATCCAATCTTTGGCTTCCCACATGGCACCAACCTTTTCAATCCTGTCGCCTTCGTACTTGAACAAATCTTGCCCAATCAGCTCAATCCTTACGGTCTAGTCTTTCTCTTCTTCCTCCTTTTCGGGAGAAATCAAATTCCAAAAGGCCCAAACTATACCCGCAATCGTAATAGCAGCAAGCTCCATCATGGCATACACGAAGGCATTCGCAGGGCCGAATATCAGCTTCATTACATGAAACCACAGCACGCTGCCAAAGATTACGCTAAAGGTCGCCGCCAAACAAATCACGAAACGCTTCAAATGAAGTCCTCCAAACTCTCCTCTGCGCTTAGCAGGCTCTTGGCCGCCTCCAGATGCGCAAAGATGGCGTCCCTCCTCTGCACATTATACAGCCGTTCCAGCATCACGGCGGCCTGCTCTCTCGTCAGATTACCCTGCGGATTAGTGCCGTCTGTCAACCCGGTGTCTTGTGCCCATTCCCAACTGTCCTCAGCCCAGGCGCTTGGTCCTTCCTCGACTTCATATTCATTCTCGACGCAGTAGTTATACATCTCTTCCCAAAGCGCCAAGATGCTCTCGCCATAGCCGTCGCCAGGTACCGCCCAGCGGCCGTTCAGCCCAGTCCACTTATTGCCGGCGGCGCCTCTTGTCACAAGGCCGAACCGCGGATCAATACAAGGATTGACCAACGCCTCTTTGTTGGCGTACGCCTTCAGGTGCTGGATCTGCGCCCGAACGCCGTCTCTTGCAGTCTTAAACCAAGCGCCCTTCCCCACTGGGCTGTTATTGGTGGCGCCAATACCTGCAAAATTGTTCTGCTCCGGAAGCACCTGGCCGCCGTACCGGAACCAGCCAGTCTCCTTGATACTCTGGCAGAAAGCAATGTCGCCGCGGATGCCTTCGATGGCGCCTTCTTCAAGGAACAGCTCAGCCAACATCATGAGCGGCACGCTTAGCTTACAGTCGGCTTCATTCGCTTTGGTATTGAACCAATCAGCCATCAAATCGGCGGTAATCTCATTTGGGATAGCGCCGGCGATTACATTGTTGGCGTTCCGAATATCAATCATGTTATTACAACCTCCTAAGTTAATCATCAATAGAATGGCTATTATGCCATTCGTAATCTTCTTTAGCCTCACGCCACACCCTCCTACAAAATTTATAAATAGAACGGATGACGATGCCGACCACCGTTAAGACGAACAGGGCAAGCAGCCCAACGCAGATGTAATACTGCACTTTTTCTGGGATGGCGCAAAAACCCCAGGTAAGAAGCACGGCCGGGATACCAACGATGGCGCATAGTATTAGCGCCGCCACGAGTGTCATCAGCGGCCTTTCAATATTGCGCCGAAAGCTCCACCATAAACTCTTAATCATCGTCATCCCCCGTTTCTCTCAGAATGTACCACAGGTCGCAGAACACAAAGTAGATTAGCCATTCAGCCGCCGTCCATTTGAAAAGCCAAGTAGCAATAGCGCCAACCGCAAATGTCGTAGCATAATGGACGGCGATCTTTACCCATTTATTTACCATTACCAGTCCTCCTTGAAAGACTTAATCAGAAACGCCATCAAAACGCCGAGCGCGATAAGCATAGCCACGCCGCAGCCGGCCATCAACAGGCCAAAAATAAAACACAGAAAATCAATCATACTTACCACCTATCAAAAAGAAATTCATAAATGAAGAAGGTCAAGCCCCAAATCATGAGGCCGATTATGGCAATTAAGCCAACGGCCAGCACTATCAGTGGAAAATTCATCAAAATGAATACCGTACCGCAAAGAAGGGCTATCGAAAGGACAAGACTAACGATTACTTTTATGGCTTCAATCATATGATTGCTCCTTTCCTATTTTCTATCTATATTATACCATAAAAATATTTTTATGTCAAACGACTGGGGTAGCGAGAAAATTTTATTTTTAATATTATAAAATTAGATATTAGGTAGAATATGAAACGCCGGCCAGGTGTGGAAAGGAGGAGAAGGCGTTTGGCAATTACAGAAGCTCAATTTAAAAAAGAATATGAAGCTGTTTTGCAAAAAGCCATAAATGCAGGAGAAGAAATCGTAGATATGACTGGAATAGTAAATTTATTAAATGGAGCAATTAATGTAAAAACTAATAAAATGTTTGATTGGGCAGAAAAAATACTGGAAAGGATAAATAGAGGAGCAGAGAATGGGAATATTGGCAGAGTAAATATTTCTACTTTTGCAGGAGGTTCTTGGGATAATGCTGTAGGAAGATATTTTGAGTGGTGTGTTTATGAAGAACTTTTAAATCTAGTAAAAAAGCATTTTCCTTCTTTAGATGTAAATAAAGATGATGCTACTCCCGTTCCTACACTGGCATTTTCTTTGTAGCGTTTTAGTATGAAATTTTTTAAGGATTTTACTACTAATAAATATGTTAAATAGGCAGAATAGGATATTTTGATTACAGCAAAAGAAGCGGCAAGAATATTAGAAGAAAATGTAGGAATTGAAATGTGCTAGACTATTTTAGCTACGGTGGCAGGATCAAATCCTACTGGTGACCTTTTATTAGGGAATTGCATATTAGAATTAAAATATTACTCTAATCCTAATAGAATACGATGGTTTACTTTTACTGATGAACAATTTTAGAAGAGATTTAAAGATTTTCTTAAAGGATTAAATAATGATTAGCTTTGGGACTAGGATAAAAAGTATCTTCCATAGTATAAATGGGTGGCAAATGTAAGATCTATTGGCCTCGAAGAATATATGGGTTATGTATTAAATAATGAGTTTAGTAAATCAGAAGAGGCTTTATTTAATTATTTATTACATAAAGGAAGCTATAATGTTTAGGGTAATAAAAGGATTATTATTGGAAGAAATATCCTTTATACTGGAGGAAGATTAGAGGTATCTTTAACACAAGATATAGATACTCTTATGGAAATTATTCGAGAAAAAGAATGGCGTTCATATTTGGAAGGGACTAAATATGTTTTCGCCGCAGCAGGAGAACCAATGGGAGATATCGACGTACCAGAAAAATAGATTGTGTAGTAGAGCGCAACAAGGAGAAAAAAAGGGAAAGTCCCTAAATGGGATACTACTACATTTAACTTTTATTTACAAAAAGGATTTTATAATCCTGGTATTTTAACCAAATAATAAATAAGTAAAAGGAGGGCCTTATAATGGCTATTGAAAAAATTAAACTTGCAAATCTTGGACCCATTGAAGAGCCTCAAATTGGGTACATTCAAAAGGGAGATGTTGTTGTTGAGGTTAAAAAAAGAATTCCTTTTGAACAGCTTATGGATTTAATTCAATGGGGGATTAACTACAGTATTAGTGATAGAACTTTTGTTAGTACCCCGCTCGTGGAAGTAATGGAGAATTTTGCTATAATTAAATTTTTTACAAATTTAGATTTAAGTTTTATTGAATCTCCAAATTGCACTCCCTCAGAAGTATATGAATCTTATGATATTATTTTTTCAACAAACCTTGTAGAAGAAGTAAAACAATTAATTGATCCAGAAGAATTAAATTTTATCGCGAGAAACTTCTCTACTACGATTCATGAACTTATGTCTTATAACAACAGTGCCGCGGGTATTTTAGACAAGATTTCAAATGAAAAAATGGGACAGTTGATGGAAGTTGATACTATTAAATCCATCCTTCAAGAGGATCCTGATATTGATAAAATTTTAAAAATGTTTGAGTTAAACAATGAAGCTATGAAATCCGATAAATAAAATTTAAGGAGGGGAAATAATGGCAATTAATTTTTAGATAGGATTTTCAGCAGATACTAAAATGTTACAATCCTAGCTAAATTTAATTCAAAAAGAAATTTAGCACGCTTTTAGTATGCCAACTGCTGGAAAAGGGATGTCTGATGAAATTGCCGCAGCGGTAAAGTAGGCAAAAATTTTAGAGAACGCCCTTAAAAAAGCCACAACTGAGAAAGGCGTTTCTTTTATTTCATTAAATACTGAACTTTAGAAAGCAGGGACTAGCGCTTCCTAGTTGGTATCAACTTTGGCAAAAGCTGGTCCTGCTTTTTCAAATTCTTTGGATTCTTTTTTAACTACCTTTGCTACAGCAAATAGAAATTTAATAAATATCAATTCTAAAATAAAAGAAATGTAGAGAGTTATGACTCAGTCTGTTAAATTTACCGCTGCTGCGCAAATACAACAATTTGTTGCATCTCAAATTAGCCAAGCGGTTAATTGGGTGAAAGAGCTAAATTCTGAATTAAATACCATTGCGATCGTATCTGGTAAGAGTGCTTCTGAAATGTAGTAGGTTTTTGATTCGGTTATTAAAAATGCTAAGGAATTAAGAGTCGCTGCTGATGATTATGCTTATGCGGCTTAGATTTTTTATCAACAAGGTTTAGGCGACGAAGAAGTAGAGCGTCGTTCTTAGATTACAATTAAAGCGGCTTAGGCAGCTGGACAGTCAACTCAAGAAATGTCTTAGCAATTAACTGCCGTATGGAATACTTATCAAATGTAGGGAGAATAGCTAGAGAGAGCAGCTTCTGTAGGCGCTAGAATGGGTGCTGAAACAGCAGTTGAATTTAAAGATATAGCGACTGCTATGTAGATTTCTGCTTCAGCGGCTTCTCAAATGAATGTTGAATACGATATGCTGGCGGCGATTATTGCTACCGTTGGTGATACTACTTAGCAATCTGCTTCAGTTATCGGTAATGCATATAAAACTATTTTCTCCCGTTTTGATCAATTAGTATCCAGTGGAACAGATGGAGAGGTAACTTTAGGTAGAGTCTCTTAGCAGTTAGCTGATTTAGGAGTTTAGATTTTAGATACTAATGGTGATTTAATTCCTTTGGGTGAGACTATTTTAGATTTAGGAAATCGTTGGGAAGAATATTCTTAGAAATAGTAGATAGCTTTAGCAGAAGCAATCGGCGGAACGAGATAGTTTGGTCAAGTATTAGCATTATTTAATAATTGGGATAAATTTATGGCTAATTATAATTCTGCTTTATCAGAATCTGGATCAGAAACTTTAGAAAAACAATATTTAACATCTCTGGATTCTTTAGATTCTGCTATGACAAATTCTGCAGAAGCTTGGTCTAGAGCCTTTAGTAATATTTTTGAAGAAGATACTTTAAAAGGATTTTATAACGGTTTAGAGCAAGTAGGTAATACTATTGATGTAATATTAGATTCAATTGGTGGCATCCCAGGAATATTAACTATTATTGGGCTTTATCTGTCTAGAAATCTATTAAAGTATATCAATAATATTAAAGCGGCTTGGAATTCATGGAAAGATTCTTTAACTTTAGATAATTAGCTTGCAGCAATTAGAAGAGATAGTGAAGCCATGATGAATAGTGTCCAAAGTGTTCACTTTAGACCAGCAAACGCAAATAATGTTACTAATGCAATAGCTAACAATGCGTATGATCAACAGAAATTACGTATTACAAAAGATATAGCTTTGGCTTAGGCAGAAATTAATGCAATAGAAAAAACAGGAACTCAAGAAGCGAAAAATAAAGTTGAATGGTTAAAATAGGCTTTAAATACTAATTAGTAGATTGCCTTTGAATCGATAAACAATTTGCGCACTAGTAGAACAGAAGCATAGGTTTAGGAATAGATTGCAAAAGCCATGGAAAGAAGAGCCATCGCTTTATAGTAGGCAGCTCGAAAATCTGGAAATGGAGAAGACGAAGAAACAGCAAAAGCAATGTAGGCTTAGGCCCAATTATTATAGGGATTAAGTCAAGTTGAACAGGGTATGTCTAGAATTGATTCTGCCGCCCCTCAGAAAATGGCTGATGGCATGACGATGATGGCAAAATCTGTTGCTTAGGCTGTTCCGGGAACTTCTGGATTAGTAAAAGAGCTGGAAGCTTTATCAGTTTAGACAAGCAAATAGGGATTAAAAGGCTTCATTGGAAATATGATGACTTTGTCTCCTATTTTAGATGAAATTTCAACTGCAGCTCAAAATGCTGGAATGGGAAATACAAGGTTAGGGCAATCAATTGCAGCTTACGCTTAGAGAATACCGGAAGTAATAGAGTAGTAGCAAAAATTAACTGCTGCTTTGAAAGATACTTCTAATTTCTCAAAACAAGTATCTGCAGCATTTTAGTTAAGTGGATCTAGTGTTTAGTTATTTGGTCAATAGTTATTATAGCTTGCTTCAAATACTGGTTTGTTAGTTTTCCAATTTATGGCTTTAGGAAATGCTTTAGATCAAGACGAAATAAATTGGGGAGCGATTATTGCTCAATTATTACTAATGATTCCAAATATTGTTGCTACAATAATTCAATTTAAGACCATGGCTGCTACTTTAAAAACTGTAAGAGCAACAATGAAAGGGGCAAGTAAAGACACAGACGAATTAACTAAAGATTATGCTGAATTAACAGCGGCAATTACAGCGGCAACGCTTGCTGAACAAAAATATTAGGCAGCGGTAAGATCAGGAAAATTTAGTAAAGGTCAATTATCAGGTCTTAAGGGCGCCTCAACAAAAAAGTGGAATGCCGTTGGAAATATGGCTACTAGCGCTGGGCTAGATGGTACTTCAATAGTTTCGACTGGAAGGAGCGCTGCTGCTCAGGGAGCTACTGGTGCTCAAGTAGCACAAATTACTGGAGTCGGAGCGGCTGCGGCTGGTGCCTCAAAAGGTACTACGGCACTAGGCTCTTCTATGGCCGGAGCAGCAGCTTCTGGATCTAAATTAACAGGAGTAGTCACCAAATTAGGAAGTGCTTTAGCCAGTGCAGGGCCAGCAGGTTGGATTGCCGCTGCTGCAATAGTTGCGGTTGTTGCCGCCACAGCAAAATTAGTGTATAATTTTACTGAATGGAGAAATGTCCAGCCAGAAGCTCAATTAGAAAAAGCCAAGGAAGCGGCTCAGGGATTGGCGGAAGGTGCAGAAGAAGCTAAAGGAAGAGCGGATGAACTAAAATCATCTATTGAAAATTATGATTAGGCTATTACGACTTTAGAGGACTGTGAAAGAGGTACAGATGAATTTGCAGAAGCCTTAAAAAATGCTAATGAGCAAGCTTTGAATTTAATTAGCACCCTATCATCTTTAGGAATAAGCGTTGCAGGGTTATATGAAAGAGATGCTGACGGCTTATTAAAAATCGATGAAGATAAATTAAAATAGGCTTAGAAATAGATAGATAATGAGTAGTATTAGGCAGATTATGCTTTTGCTATGGGACAAGCGAATTTAACAGAAGCTGAAAGAAGAGTAGAAGGACGACGTATTGCAAAAAATATAAATAATGTTGAAGGTAGCTTAGGTAATATGGGAGATACTGTAGCTTCCTTTTTAGGTCTTAATGGTAGTGAGCAAGTTTAGGAAAAAATTGATGAACACTTATAGAGTTTAATGGAAGCAACTTCTCCAGAAGATTTTAAAGCCGCACTTGATAATGCAGGTATTTCTTTTGATGGAACAGCAGAAGAATTAGAATAGTTGCAAAATGATATAAATTTATATGGGGAGTCTATAAATGAAGCTTCCGATTAGATTAAAGCTTCTTCTTAGATAATGGCGGATTAGATGCTTGGAGATGAATACTCTGCGGATGACAAAGATGTTGTTGGTGATATTTTAGCTAAACAACAAGAATAGTATCAAGATGAATTTAAGAAGAAGATGGATGACAATTTTGCCAAAATTGGTGATTTATGGGGTCAAGGAGGAGCTTTTAAAGACGAGATTATATAGGCTTATAGAGATTATATGAATGATTAGACAATTGAGGCGGATAGTAATTTTGCTCGGGGAACAGACACAAATAGAGAGTTTGCATTTAAAATAGACGGAGAGGTTAAAACAGTTCGAGCCGAAGAGCTGGCGGCTATTATGGCATCTCAAAAAGCCCTTGAAGGATTAGGAGCTACTGCAGATACTGTATCAGAAAGATTAAATCAATTAGGAAGAGAAAGTGTTGAAGGTATTGGAGGAGAAGAATTTATTGACTTTTTAAGCTCTGGTAATTTTAATGAGATGACCGAAGGAGAAATAAATACTTATTCAGCTTATAGCGACGATTAGATGGAAACTTGGTTAAAAGAGTTATTTAATACTGATGATTTAGAGCAATTGGCTAAAGATTTAGGTAGAGAGAGTTCGGAGGAATTGATTTAGGATATTAGAGCAGGTTTTGATGCTTCAACTAAAGATTTTGATTCTATTGGTAAAGATTTAACAAGACGAGCAAAATAGGTATTTAATAATGCTGATTTAAGTGATGTTTCTTTAAATGCTTAGAAAGAATATGCCGAAATGGTTAAGAAAGTTTTTACTGCTGGTGGATCAGAAGGCGGAGAATTTTTAAATGATTTTATTGATTAGATTGGAGATAATTTAACCGATGATAGTATTGAATTAGATGATGTAGTAAAGACTTTAAATAATGTAGATTGGTCAAATATTACTCCAGAAGAATTAACTGAAAAATTAAAAGAGATGGGTGTTTCTACTGATGATTTAACAGATAAATTGCCAGAATTAATTGCTTTGATGCAAGAAGCTGCATAGGTTGATTTTACTAGCGCGCAAGAACATTTTAAAACTATTGCTGAAATTGCAAAAATTAATTTTGGAGATACTATTCCTTAGGAGCAATATGATTCTTTAAGTGCAAAAGGTAAAGAGTATTTTTAGCTTATGGCAGATGGCACCTATCAATTAATTGGAGATGCCCAAGAATTTAAACAATTAATGTCGAATGAAGCAATGTCTCAGTATAATTAGTTAGCAATGTAGAATAATGAGAGAATGGCGCAAACTTAGTATATGGCAGACAATGCTGATTCTTACAATTTTGAAGAACTTTCAAAATCTCAATGGGGATTTTAGATGGCAAATCCTCTTCAAGGATTGATTGGGCCTGCGACTCTTGGACCGGGGTCTGATAATGCCGATGTATATAAACAGTTATAGTATTTAGAGGCTGCAGGATATGGAGATGATCATGCTGAAGAGATGAGAAATTGGCAAGAAGGGTTAGAGAAGGATAATCTTTCTATTTTTGAGTATTAGGCTATCGCACAAGCGATTAAAGATTGCGGAGATTTAACAGATGAATGGAAAAATAAAACAAAAGAATTAGCTGAAGAAAATGAAAAAATTGAAGCTATGCAAGATGCAACTAGAATTTAGGGAGATATGGAAGAGTCCGGTCTTGATTATAATGATTTATCTGCTTATAGAGAAGGGATTGAATAGCTAATTGAGACGCAAGACGATGCAGTAACTGGAGAAGAAGAATATTCAGAGGCTTTATTAGAAAATGACAATGTAATGAATGAAGTTGCTAAAGAATAGGCTCGTTTTACTAAAGGATTACAGACGGCAGGAGACAATCTTGAAGATTGGAAAGATATTTGGGATGACAATGGAACAATTAAAGATTATTAGAAATTCTCTGATTCTATGGATGATATGCGCTCTGCTTATTCTGATTTATTGGATGTAGATGGATCCTCTTTAAGCGATGATTTCTTAGCTAGTGCTGAGAATATGGAATTACTAGAAACAGTATTAACCGGTTCTGCTGAAGAGGCTGCTGAGGCTTTAAATTAGTTACAAGAAAACGCTATTATAGAACTTGATTTAGAAGGTCTTGATCCAACAACTATTTCTACCTATATATAGTAGATGCAGGATGTTTTAGGAAATTATGGCGCAGGTATAGAAATTCCTTTAAATGAGACGCAATTTTATAATGCTTTAAATGCCATGATTGCCGCTTGTGGTACTGATATGGCAAAAATTGAAGCGTTATGCAATAATTTAAATATTGAACCTTTAACCGCAGAGGACCTGATCCCTGCTGAAGGAATTGGCGTTGATGCAGAAGCAGATACTACTACGGTAGAAGCAGATGGCAAAGATGAATAGACTTCTTGGAGCGTTTAGCAAACTGGAACAAAAACTTTAAATGCAGAAATAACATCAGGAAGTGGAGAAGTTACTATTGAAAGCGGCACAATGGCGACGATGAGCATCCCTACTTGGGATTATGTGCCGACGAAAGAAACTGAAGAGACGAAAAAAGAAGTTCCTGTAACTTCTTATAAATTAAAACCTGGTACTGGTGTTACTAAAACTAGTTCTGGTAGGTAGAAAGTTGGTAATAGTACCCCTCCTACCCCCACTAATTATCGAGGCGGTAGTACAAAGCCAAAAACTGGAGGAGGAGGCGGAGGCAGCGGCTCTGCGCCTAAGCATTCCGCTAAAAAAGCATCTAAATATGACCCAATAAAGGATCGTTATGCAACAATTAAATCTTCTATTGATTAGGTTCAACGATCTGTTGATGCTCTAAGTGATGCACAAGATGATGCTTGGGGTGCAGCAAAAGTCCGTAATCTTCAAAAGATAAATTCTGAACTTCAAAAACAAGGCAAAAATCTCCAGCAACTCCGTAAATTAAGTTTGGATTATTTGAAAACAGACAAACGAGATGCTCAAATCGCTGCAAAGGATTTAATTACTAACCTTACAAAAGAGGGTTTGTCTGGACTAAATTTAGACCAAGTTCTCTTTAATGGAGAAGGTTTTGTAAGCAATCGTACTGAATTGACTGCTTAGTTAGATAATTATTTAAAATCGCTTTATGAGCCTTACTATTAGGCAGCTATGGCTTATGATAGAGCTAACTCAACAAACGAGGCTGAATCTGAGAGAATTGACGCCTTAAAGGAAAAGTACGATGTTGCTAAAGCTTTTGTTGATGAGTTCTTGGCTGCCCTTGACTTAGTTGACGAGACTGCCTAGGAGGCTGCCGACGCTCTTGAACAATAGCTCGAAAATATCCGTGAATGGATGGCTAATAAAGTAGAGGAAGCCACTTATAAAATGGAGTTTTAGATTGGAATAAATGAACGCGATATTTCTTTAATTGAACAAGCTATTGAACTTTGGGGCGATCTTGGAACGATGATGGGCAAAACTTTTGATTAGCTGGGCAAGTAGCTACGCGAAGAAACTGAGAATTTTAACCTAACTCTTGAGCATGGAAACAGAATGATTGAAATTATCAATAATATCAATCCTTCTAATGCCAATAGAGATTGGTTTATCGGTGAATTTGGCGAGGAAGCCTGGAATAAATACATTACAGGCAATGGTGGCCTGCCCGCTGAAGTTCTTGAGGCTATGCAAGATGACGCGGATAGCATGATCGAGTATATGAACTCTATGTATGATATAGCTGAAGAAATGTTTGGACAATATATTGAAGTATTAAATATGTATATGGATGAATTTGATAAGATAGCTGATAAAATTTCTGCTAATAATGATAAACTTGAAATGTTTACCGAACTTCTTGAATTTAGTGGAAAGAAATGGACTTCTGATGGTCGAGATGCTATTCGTTCTATTGCCGATGCAACTGTAGATAATGCTCAACTTGAGGTTGAGCGTGCAGCGAGCGCCCTTGAATTGGCAAAACAAGGCGCTGAAGAAACTACTGCTCAGCTTGAAGAGTTCTATGCCGAGCATGGTAGAGATGCGGAAGGGTATAATGACACAGAAGCATTTGTCTATAATCAATTAAAAGCCGCAAAAGATGAAGCTGATGCGTTATTGGCCGATGCTTAGTCTGATATGACTTCCTCCATTCAGGATCTAGCTGCTGCGGCAGCAGATGCTATTGAAATGGTAGCTGAAGTTATTAAAGACGAAGTCGTTGAAAATCTTGGCGGCGATTTTGCTAGCTTTGATGATATGACTTCTATGTATGATCAACAATATGATCTTGATACTTTCTTCCTGAGAGATTTTGATAAAGAGTATCAGTTAAATAGTTTGTTAAGTGATATTGATGATTAGATGGAAAACATCACTGATCCTGGCAGATTAAAAGAATATGAAGCTCTTATTGAAGAAATCAATGCTGCAAATCAAGAGGGTGTTGACCTTACATAGACTGACGTTGATTTGTTAAAGGCAAAATTTGAAATTCAAAAAGCACAAGATGCTTATGAAGAAGCTCAAAATGCCAAAAATACAATGCGTTTAGCTCGTGATGCTTCTGGTAATTGGAATTATGTATATTCTTCCGATTAGAGCGAAACTGATAACGCCGCACAAGCATTGGCAGACGCCCAATATAATTATGAAAAATTACTTTGGGAAGCCAGTGATGAGGCATCTCAGTATTGGCTACAAGCTCAACAAGAGTTCTTCCAATTCTAGGAGACTATTGACTGGGCACGTTATGAGCATGATGCAGATTACAAGCGCATGATCGATCAGCAGTTAGCTTATTATCAACAAAAGACTGAACTTTATGCAAACTAGATTGTAAAATATAATGGGATGCTTGACGTGGCTTTTGAAGATACTACTCTTGGAGTGATAACTAACTGCAAAGATATGAATTCTGCTCAAGAATGGTATACTACTCAGCATACTAAGTACACTAATGACTTAAAACAAAATACCAAAGATTATTAGGGTCAGGTTGAAGAGACTTGCAATCAAGTTGGAATTAAATACGATGAACTTGAAGAAACAGTAAAGACAGAAACCGAATTGATGGGCAAAGAAAATGACGCTCTTCGAGAAAAGATTAAGAACTTGAATACTGAGGGTAGCCGAGCATTAACTAAACTCGATGAAAAAGTTCGTAACTTCCGTGAGAGCTTCATTGACCACATGGAAGCTTGCCAAAAGAAATTAGAAGCTTTCTTAAATACTTTAAAGTAGATGGAAAATGCTTCAATCAATGAAATGTATAATACTGGATTTGATGCTGGTACTGACTATACTGCGAAAATTCATAACTACATTGGCCAAAAATTAGAAGAAGGTTACACGGAAGAATAGCTCTTAGCAGATGAGGAACTAAAGTCATTAGTAACTGAATTAAAAAATAAATTGGGTAGTGAAGAGCTGTATTATGCTGGACATGGAACAGTAAAAGATAGATGGGGCCAACAAGGTTGGGACTTTGTTGATAAATACTTATAGTCTGCTGTTGACGAAGCTATGAATTATTTCTTATCTGGTAATTTCGAAATTTGGGATACTGTTGATGAATGGGTACAAAATCATCCTAATTGGAGAGAATTGGCTCAGTAGAATTGGGGTAAGCCACCAGAGACGGCTACTGGCGGTTTAATTAGAACTCCTCAAATTCGTTCTGTGGCTGAAGATGGTGCAGAATTGATTTTAAATTCTGAAGACACCAAAAATATTCTCTCCGCAGTCGCTCATATGAGAGATATTGTAAAGATGAAGATGTCTAGCATTAATGGCGCTCTTGGAAAGAAAACCTCTGGTGTTGTTGATAAGACAATTATTAATAAGGATATTCAATAGGTCGAACAACAGGTACATATTGATGCGACATTCCCGAACGTATCCGTTGCCTCTGAAATTGAAGAAGCATTCTCCAACTTGGTGAATCAAGCTGTTCAGTATGTTTCTTAGAAAAACCATCAATAAGATAGAAAGGAGTAAAATATGTCAAAACTTGTTCAAGATTTCTTTGATGCGGTTAATACCATCGCTAAAGATGAGGTTAATGCATCAAGAAATGACTCTACTATTGACGGCGAGATAAAATCCGTCGTCAATGTTGATATCGGTCAATATAAAGTAGAGTACCAAGGCAATGTCTTTGACGCTTACTCATCTGATCCCCTTAGCGTGTACAAGGTTGGGGAACAAGTCTATGTGCTTGTTCCCCAAGGGGATTTTTCTAAGCGAAAAGTTATCCTTGGACGTTCTGACTATAAGAACAATTCTACATTCCAAGATAGGCAAGATATGACCAATTTTTATATCCAGAAAGGTCCTAACTGGATAACTGACTGGTATTAGCTTGGTCATGAATCTCCTCTTCAGATTTGCGCTGTGCCATACGATGGTAGAATGAATCTGGTTCATTCTACTTCTTATGAATCAGCTACTGAACAAGTAAATATTATCCGTCCTCAGTTTGAGGAAGCTGAAAAAGAATACCAAGCAAATCACGGGATTTTACAAATTGAATTGCGCTATTTAAGCCTTAAGAAATAGCTCGAAGATGCTTTAGCTCTTCAAGAATAGGCTTTAAATTCCTCTGCAACAACTGGGGCTAACTATTGGGATTTCGGCTTTTTGCGTGAGCAATCACAAACGGAAGACGGGGATGCTGTTAATCGTTATCCATAGAATTTCCCAGATGAAGAGACTTTGGAAAAAGCCGATCAAATGTTACAAAGATATGGAGCAGCGTATGATGCTATTTCAATTTCAGCATCTTTTAGAACGGCTTTTCAAAATACTCATACTACTGGACAGTATGCTTTAGTTGTCGAATGTATTATTAACAATCCGAAGTACATCACAGATATTCGAGATCCAAACGCACATGATTATATGGGTGATGCTTGGTATGAAGCAATGCTCGATTGGTGGAATTTCCAGTAGGAAATTGATTGGACTAGATATAATTCTGGAACAGACCCCGACTATGTAACTTTCGTTGATACTACATCTTAGGAACTGCAAAAAGCCATTGATTTAGTAATTCCTGACCAAAAACAATATAAAACAATCTCTTTTAAACTTGGTTTTAATGTCTTTACTGGCGCTCCATATTCATATGTTGCTGATACTCCATAGAAGGCTTACTATACCATTGAAAAAGGTACACTTCAAGGATTAAGCCGCATTTATTTAGAACAGGATGGCAATTTTGTTGCCGATATTACGCCTACTTATAATAATGATGGAACTATTTCTTGGGATGCTCAGCATTCTGTATTGGACCGAAACAATATCTTTTGTGATAATATTGACATTCGATTCTGCGAGAAGGTAAATCTTACAGACAATCTTTATTATCCTTGGATTGAAACTCCATATGGAGACTCTGTGTATGGCGCCAATACAGTCACTTCAGATGTTAAAGGCCGCGGATTTGTTACTCTAATTGCTCATCTTTAGTATGGATATGAAGATATCCTTGATCCAAGCACCTGTACAGTACACTGGTTTGTTCAAGATCCCTCTGTAACTCAAGAATATGTGGAGAGAATGGGGTGGGAAAAGGATGCCCACAACAACACTTATTTTGATTATGGAGGAGATGGTTGGTATCCTATTGAGCTAATGATAAATAATAGCGAAGAAGGTAGCGGTAATTATGATATTGATTTTAATACCTTAGTTGTTCGTCGAGATGCTGTTTAGTTTAAAAATAAGTACAAAGCGGTTATTATTTATCGCGATATGTCAACAGATGAATAGCGAGAAATTACTCGTTGTTCCGTTGAATAGGAAATCGCTCGCCTTGACTCTATCTATGATCTTGAAATTATTCAAGAAACTGAATCAAATGGTAGAGATGTAACACTTCGCGTCATTAACCATAACAAGCCAGATAACAAAATCAATCCGGCGACGGGAGAGAATTATCCATATTGGTTTGGCACTTGGTGGTTAAAAACTCAATCTGGAGCTTACTATTAGATTTCACAAGGCATTCAAGAAGGCAAAATTATTATCAATGATTTCTTGTTTGATGATGTAGCAACTTTTTATGTTCAAGCGTATGATCCAGAGATTATTGACCCAAAACATGAGCATAAAGCTACTGCATAGTGTGCGGTAATTGCCGTTCTTGAAAAGACGATTATCACTGCAACTGATGGGGATTTATTAGTCGATTGGGTGGGCCGAGATACTTTTAACTATGACGCTTTAGGTACGATTCGAGGAGAAGCTGATAAATAGGACAATATCTTAATCCCCGTATTGCGCTGGGCGGATGGTAATATCACTGATTACCATTTTACAATTTTGGCACCAGATGGAACTCCTTTAAGCAATAAAGAGTTCTATGATAAAACTAGCACTACTTAGGCTGGTAACGGATTCAATTGGGTTGATAGCTCAGGAAATCCGATGTGTATGCTTAAGAATATGTGGTGCGATTAGTTAAATGGCACTATTCACTTCCAACTTTAGTCACAATATGTTGAAGATAGAGCGACAGCTGATAGAAATACTTTTAAAATTAGAGTAAATCTTCTTGATGGAACTTATTTCGATCTAACAAAGACTATTCGTATTTTAAAAGACGGTGACCAAGGAACAATCGGCAATGATTGGTCTGCTCCTATTCGTCCATGTAACTGGAAATACAGTGAGGATAAAGAAGAAGGCCCATATATTGAGGAATTAGATTATCCTGCTGTTTTAATTGTTAATAAAACCGCTGACGGAGAATGGGTTCAGGATAAAAATTTCCGAGTATTTTTAAGACCATTTGTTCATAAAAATGGTATTGCCTTGGAAAATCTTGACCCCTTTGAGGGCTATTTCTGTAAGGTATATTGGGATGTACGTATGCCCGGTAGCGTAGCCGCAGCAGATGTTAAATATGCGTCCTGGTTGCGCTTACATCATACCGATGGAGTACCTTCTGATATTAACAATCCTGGAGAACCTTATGGACGTGATAAGTCTTGGTATGAGACAGGCAATATTTAGTTAAACGGCGGTGCAGGAGACATTGCTCACTCTACTTGGGATTCTAAAGTAAATGAACGTGAGCAGCAGCCAGATGGCCTAGTTGCTTTTACAATGTATCCTCGTCGTCAATATGAGGCAGAAGAAAATAAACAAAGTAATGCCAATCATTTTGCTACGGAAAATTATGGTGCTCTTGAGGTAAGATTCTTTGATAACGCGAAAAATGGCACAAAAGCTGATCTTGAGCGTTGTATGTATCGTTTTATTGTTAAAGCACAAGTAGATATTATGAAGGGCCAATACGACCAGTAGACAAAGATGATTGAGACAGACGGCGATATTGAACGCATTGCTTCTATAACATCTTTTTGGCCTATTGATATCCTTTTTAATGAATCTGATATTATTTGGGATAGCACTGAAGCCGAATGGGTAGAGTGGAATGGCCCCATTAAGAAAATTGCTACGAACTGGCCACGCTTTGTTGAGTATAACGCATAGGGCTATGATCCAAAGAATCTTTCTCAACCTCTTTATTTCAAATTCGGTAATTTATTAGCAGAAGAAAAAATCAATTATAAAGCATACAACTTAACTCCATTAACTTAGACTATTGAATTAGTAAGAAATGATGTCACTCAGATGGATGAGCAATATTACAGGGCTAAGCAACATTTGAATTTAAGTGAGGGGTTCCATGGAGCTTTAGAGATTGATTTGACCGGCGGAGAAGGTCCTTTCAAAAAGGGTCGATATATTCGAAATCAAGTAATGTATCTCAATGCTTATGGTAATGTTGATATCAATGGCTGGGATGGCCAAGGCATTGATATGAATGAAGAAGATGGAACTATCTTCGCGAATACCATAGGTGCGGGCTATAAAACACCACAAACGAATTTATTCACTGGTGTTCTAATGGGCGTTGACCGCTCTCAGAAGAAAAAAGATATTCAGGGATATGATCTTGATGAAGAGGCTTTAAAATATCGTCAATATATGACTGGTATTTTTGGCTATTAGGATGGTATTTCTTCTTTTGGTATCCTTGAAAACGGTACCGCTTATTTCGGACGTGCAGATCGTGGTGGTCGCATCATTATCGACGGCACAAACGCTACAATTTATGGCGGTGGTAATGGTATTATGGATTCTCCAAGTATTGGAGATCCAATGTGGAATACTATGCGCCTTACTCTCGCTGATTTAAACCACACTACTTCACAATATGGTAAGAATATTGATGGTTATTACCATTACAACTTGAACGGAGAATACTTCTACTGGGACGAGGCCTCCGGCAAATACCGTAAACTTGAAGGACTTGGAGACGAGCCTCTATTCATGGGGATTAAGAATGAAGTTCCAAGTTTAAAATATATTGATCAGCTTCTTGAGATGCCTCAGTATAAGGATAAGATGGAAGCTATCACAACAATTTGGGAAATTGATTATACTCAGGTTTCTGCAGATGAGTATCAATAGATTGTTGATTGGGGTTATGAATAGGCTTAGGAAATTGGGGATGCTTTAGCTAAATATTTTACTCTTCAAGAAAATGGTAGTTACTTATTAACTGGCGACCCAGAGAAAACTGATATTGGTTTTATGACTCAAGGCTTTGATGGAAAATACTTTGAGCTTGATGCTGGTAATAAAGAGATCCCTAAAAATGCACTTCCTCAATGGTATGGACATCTCTGGCAAAGAGCTTATGTAAAGCCTGATGGAGCAGTGCCATATTGGTTAGATGCTCTTGCTCAAGGTAGCGGTTCAGATGGATGGAAAAATCTTAATAAGTATCTGGATTAGGATGTTATAGATTAGCTAGACCCAGAATTAGGGCTTGGGTATAACCCTGATGGTTAGAATTTCAGAATTAACTATTTTGGTCCTATTACAATGCCAGATCCCAATGATACTTCACATTTAATTTATGTAAACGAAGATTATGACCCAAAGGATCCTGATACTTGGGACGATAGTGTATTCCAAGACCTTGAAGGCTATGTAAATGCTAATGCAGTATTTGGCCCATTATTCAGAGCAAAAGCTGAAACTGATGATATTAAAGGACAAAATCCTTCAGTTTTAAAATCTCAATAGTTATCTGGATTTGGCCCTTCAAGAGCTTCTACTACTCCTGCTATTGAAATTGGCCAGCATTTACATGGATTGATGCCCGGCCTTATCGACTGGGATATGTATGAGGACGTTTTCCGTACTCTTGCAATTCCTGGTGATAGAAACTTCCTTGTAACTTATGATGGTACTCTTTGGGCAATGAACGGCGTTTTTATGGGGGCAGTTATTGGTTCCAATATCATTGGTGGTCGTATTCAAGGCGCCGAGATTGGTATTGGTGGCAAGATGGAAAAAGACCAAATGATTTGGACTCTTGATCCTCGTGTTACTGATGAAGCCAACAGAAAATGTCGTTATGAAGACCTAATTCCACCAAGAGATATTAAGGTTAAACTTAGTGAGTTAATGCCTTACACTGGTGAACAGCCTCGTGCTTTCTATGTTTCTTATGATGGATCTGTTTATGCTCAAAGATTATTTATCTATGGTGGTTCTATTGATATTGGCCGATTCCATATTTTAGGAAATATGCGGGACCCCGATACTGGCGATATAGTAGAAAATGATAGTGATGATTATGGACATCTTGTATAGGCGGCAGAAAGTGATTTCATTGGTGTAACTCACTTTTATGGCAACGTTGGTATTGGCCCTTGTCTTGGTAAAAATGATTTTGCTGAAGAGTTTGGCTCATCTAAGGGTAATCTCTTCCAATCTCGCGGTTATGTCGCTCTTGGTATTCCAGTATTTGAAGGTGAAAATGCTCGAGTACATAATTAGTTTATTATTAGAATGAGAGATTCTAAGAAGGCTATGGGTGTTATTGATGATGTTGACTTTTATAGAGCTACAGATTATGATATCGGTCGCCCAGGAATCGGCGAGTCTGGCCATGATAATGTAGAACAATCTGCAATGTTCGGCCTGGATTCTGCTACTCGTCAAATTCCTTAGTCAGTTTAGGATGACGGATTTTTCCAAGGACATTTTTGGCCAATGCACTTCCATTTTGGTGGCTCATTAAAGATAAATGATGCTGCAAGTAAAGAAGATTAGAGTTCAATGACAAATGCTTACTTTACCACAATGGATATTTTCCAAAGTAAAGGTGCTACTGTTACAACTGGTACAGGAAATGACTTCTTGGATGGTAATAACTATTTCCGTGTAGGCCCATATGGTACCGAAGCTATTCAGATTTACATTAGAAAACGATTTTAGAGTCAAGACTCTTCTGAACTTCCTGCTCCTCGAAACGGCGAAGTAATTGATGTTGCAGATCCTGAAGGCCCAGACCAATATCTCGGTTGGATTGGTTTAACAAATCGTGCTGGTTATGGCGGTTCTAGTGGGGATGGTATTACTCAGTTTACAGTTGGTATCAATACGTGGTATACTGCACCAATTATCTTTAGTTCCGATGGCGAATCTGCTTGGTTAACTCGTGGCCATATCCACTTCTTAACTCAGTTCTATGGAAATTGTGCGGGGCAAAATTAGACTTGGGGTTATGATGAAGGTCAAGTAGGCGGCTGTAATTATGGTGTCTATTTAAACATGGGTGGTAAATATAACTATGGCACACCTGATAGAGTAAAATCTAATGACTCGGCCAACAACGATTTCACGGTAAAGACCTCTCATGGCCGAATTAGACTTTCTATTGACTCCCGCGAACAAGAATCTGGTGGCTTCCCTGATCCATGGACAGCAGCTACTGCAATTCCCGGAATTGCCAGCGCAGGTGGCATTGAAATTGATCCCTATAATGCTAATGCTAAACGTGCTGGTTTATGGATTTGGCTTGGTTATCCCGGCGCGGCAGCCTACCACGGCAAGAGCCCACAAGAGAATGATGAGGAAATTCATATTGTTCATAAGGGCAATAACATTACTGGGGATTGTAAAACTGCTACTGGTATGCCAGAAATCCTAATTGATAAAGAAAATATTTATATGTATGCCCCTAAAAAGATTTTGATGAAATACGGCAAAACAGATTATAGTGCTCATATGTTAAAAGACGCAAATGCTGCCGGCGAAGCGGCCTCTGATGAGCCTGCAATTATCGAAGGTAGTGAAGAAAATGTTCAGATTACTCATGAGAAACAATTGCATATCTATATTAAACAAGATAACTTGACAGGTAGTTCTGAAATTGCAATGTATGAAAGCAAAATGGATATTACTGCTTCTAAATTGACCCTTTCCGGTGATGGAGGCTCTCCTCATGGCATTGGTAATGCTATGGTATTAAGTCCAAGTAGAGTAGATATGGTTGGTACTTATGCAGTGCCAGATAATCAATATCATATTTACGCTCGTTTCGGATAAAAAGAAAGGCACCCGTATTATACGGGTGCCTTTTTATTTTTTATATAAGAGAGAGCTAATTCGGTCAATTCCGACCTCGCGATTTTGTTAGGCATTTTCCAGTAAAGATAGTTGTTTACAACTTGGCTCGGTGTCGTTTTAGAAGTGGCTTTTCGTGGCTTCCAAAACTTATCTCCATACCTACCGAGCATAATTTCGCCTATCTCGCTATAAATGATGCCCATATCGACCATACTAAGTAAATCCTTTTCCATAGGACTTAAATATCGGTCAATACAGTCCATTGACCATACATTCCAAAGGTGAGAATATGACCCAAGTGCCTTTCCTCCGCGGGAGGCTCTTTCGCTATCTCTTAGATTAGGCTCTTTTAGAATAAATCGCCAAACTTTAATCCAAGAATCTGGGAGTTTAATCCCGAATAATGACCTTTGACGTTTTATTTTCTGCCATTGGGCTTGGGTTAGACCTTTAACCCATTCTTCTGGTATCTAATCTATTGTTTGCAAGCACATATTTGCAGAGGCTTTGGAGTCGCTTGTTGGCGTTACGAGTTGGTCGATTTGCCATTGCTCAAGGCCATCATAGGCGACAATCTTAGGGTCATCGCACATAAGGGCAATCTCACCATTGCCGCTAATGACTGGATTCATAAAGGACTCCTTTCTTTATTTTCTAACTATATTATAGCATAAAAATTTTTTTATTGCAACTTATTTTATTTAAGGTATTATAAAATAATTTTTATTTTGAACGATGAAGCAAAACCCAAGGCCATAGGGATCTATAAAGGATTTGCCTCGTCGGAGCAAAAGGAAATTATAAAGGAGATATTTCTATGAAAATTGATTTCAATGCGGTACGCGATTTGTACCGTCCAAATCAGCAAGCTGTTTCCAAAGGAAATGGAAAATATTTCTGCACTTGCTGTAAAAAGACTTTAGACGAGAAGCAATTCTTTAAGACCTCTCGTACAGACAAGCATCCTACTGGAGTACTTCCAGAGTGTAAAACTTGTCTGGCAATGAGGGTCGATGATACTGACCCTATGACCTTTTTACCAATCCTTAAAGAAGTAGATGTACCATATATCCCAAGTGAGTGGCGCAAACTTCTTATGAAAAAGAGTGCAAAAGCTGGATCTATTGTTGGCAAGTACATTAGCTTGATGCACTTGAACCAATATAAGAAATATCGCTGGGCAGATTCTGAAGCTAAAACCAAAGAAGAAACTGAGTCTTTGCTTGCCGCTATGCGTCAAGAGACTGACAGTGAATCTGAAGCAGAAGCCAAAGTTGAAGAAATGCTGAACTTTGGTGATATTGCGCCTCAAAAACCTGCTCAAGCAATGGTTACTGCGCCAGATATGTCTGCTCTCTATGGTTTAACGCCAGAAACTTCAAAATACAATTTAACTCAAGAAGAAATCAATGAGTTAAAAGTAAACTGGGGCGAAGACTATACTGAGGACCAATACCTCTATATGGAGCAAATGCTTCAAGATATGATGGAGTCTTATGTTATTCAAGACCCCATCGCAATTTCCAATGCGCGCATGATTTGTAAGATGACCATGAAGATGAACAAATATGTCGATATTGATGATGTAGCTTCTGCATCTCAAATCGGTCGTCAGCTTGATATGTTCATTAAATCTGCAAATCTGGCACCCGTCCAGCAAAAAGACCGTCAGCATACCACTTTTGCTATTTCTCAATTAGCATTTTTGGTTGAGCGTGAGGGTGGTTTTATTCCAGAGTTCTATGTCGATCAGCCTAATGATAAGATTGATTAGGTATTGAGAGATATGTAGGAGTATACTGAGTATCTGGTACGCGGCGAATCTAATATTGCTGAAATGGTAGAGAATACCGAAGCAATTTTGGCACAAGACCCGCTTCCAAATGCTGTCGAAGACTATGATGATTTCGCTGCTCTTGAGCGCGAATTATTGGGCGATATTGCTGATATTGAGGAGGGACAGGGTAATGCCACTACCGATTAAGAAGAATAACCAAAACAATCTTCTTACGCGAGTAGTCAGCAAACAAGAAATCCTTGATAATATCGAAGAATATCGAAAAGCAATATCATTCTATCGAGCTTATCCAGATAAACTTGTTGATATGTATATTCAAGCGTCTGGAGAAGATTGTACTTTCAAACTGTTCCCATACCAGCGAATCTTTTTGCGCGCGATGGCGAGATACAAAGATGTATTCTTAACATTCAGCCGTGGTACTTCAAAGTCCTTTATTGATGACCTCTGGAATATGTTAGAGTGCATTTTATATCCAAATACTAAGTTGGCTATTGCGGCTACAACTAAAGGTCAGTCTGCGGCCATTTTGGAGTCCAAAGTCTCAGAAATCCTTACTTTGTTGCCAATCTTGCGCTTTGAGATTAGAAAGACAGAGAAGGTCAAAGACCAGTTCACTATTTACTTTAAGAACGGCTCTCAAATGAGCAACCTTGCCGCTAAACAATCTTCTCGTGGTCTGCGTTTCACTGGCTTGACTCTTGAGGAGATTATTGAGGGTGATCCTGATATTATTCAGGAAGTTATTATCCCTACCCTCGCTATTCAGCGTCGTGCGGCAAATGGCGAATTTAATAAGGCTGAAACTATCTCTCAGCAAAAGATTTGCGTTACAACCGCTGGATTTAAGGATACCTATGCCTATCATACTTTGATTAGAACGCTGTTGCGTCAGTTAACAGAGCCAAATAAGGCAATCGTGCTGGGTGGTTCCTATAAAATCCCTATTATTGCAGGATTGCAGAATATGGACTTTATTCGCTAGCAAAAGATGAGTGGCACATTCAATCCCACTTCTTTTGGTCGTGAATATTTGAGTCGCTGGTCCAGTGGTTCTGAAAATGCTTACTTCGCGGCAGAGACATTTGACAAATACCGTTCTCTCCAAGAACCAGTATTTGAGAGAGAAAAGAACCTTGGCAAAGGCGTAGATTATGTATTTGGTATTGACGTTGGCCGTTTCTCTGACCAATCTGAAGTTTGTGTATGGAAATATATCCCACAAACAGGTACAACATCTACGAAGCATCTTGTCAATATCTATTCCTTCGAGCAAATGCACTTCGCCGAGCAAGCGATTGAAATTAAGCTGCTCTATGAAAAATATCATCCAAGAGCAGTCGTCATCGACGGCGCGGGCGTTGGCGCCGGCCTAATTGATGAATTGATTAAATCTCAAGTAGATGTTCGCACCAATCAGTTCTTGCGACCTTGGGGTGTAGCCAATGATGATAAAGGCTACTATAACCAGTTTAAGAGTGCAGATATGATCCCAAATCTGCTTTATATTATCAAAGCAAATGCTCCATTCAATACAGAGATGTATGCTAATCTGCAAACGCAATTAACTACTGGCAAACTGCGTTTTCTTATTGATGAGCGTCAGGCCAAGATGAAAATGGACGCAAGTCGTGCTTTAAAGTTTAAAGATATGACTGAAGACGATAAAGCAAATTGGATTGTGCCATTTATGCAAACATCTATCTTGAAAGATTAGATGATTAACTTGGAAGAGAAGCATGAAGGTGTAAACATTATTCTTGACCGTACAAATAAGAATATCAAGAAGGATAAAGTGTCTGCTATGGGCTATGCTCTTTGGTATATTAAAATAGAGATTGATGACCGTGCTTTGATGCGCCAAGCGATTTCTTGGGACCAGGCTATGAAAATCGCTGGTCGTCGAGATGGATAGAAGTCTATGCGCTCTCGTATTACTTTGAAGGGTAATGGACAATACACTTCTAATCTACGAAAGAGAAAGAAATAATTTTATTTTTGATGTTATAAAATGCTTTATATAATAAAGCGATGACAAGGAGGAACATAAATGCCTTGGCAAGAAAATGACCATCCTTCCATCATGGAGCGAAAGGCAGCTATGCTTCTTGATTAGGGAGACATTTTGTATGTTACAGAATTTTCTTTCCCTGATTTGAAATCAGACCGAGGCATCCCGCTGCGCTTTGATTTTGCTATTTTTGAGTCTCCAGAAGATATGGAAAAAGAAAGACCAAAGTTTCTTTTGGAAATGCAAGGTGAATAGCATTACAAGCAAAAGTTCCAAACTAAGGAAGGCTTTGCAAGACAGTAGGCTAACGATAAGAGAAAGCGTTCCTACTGCGCGGTTAAAGGGTATACTTTAGTCGCAATTCCATACACTGAATATAATTCAATGACACTTGACTCCATTTTGGAGTAGGGTAAATACTTTGATTGAGAAAGGAGGGCAATATGGATAAGCCTATGTTTAAGCGCGTCAATACTCCGCGCCCGCCAATGGACTTTGGTTTGTTAAAAGTCCGTAAAATGACTATTAAACCGGCTGAGGCTATTATTTATAAAGAGGATAGCAAGGGCCGAAATTCTGTTGACTGGACTCGACAGACACATGACAAAATGATCGAGACAACTAAGGGCACAGATTTAAAACAAATTCGTTCTCTGTCAAAGTATTTCTTCCAAACCAATGGCGTCTATGCTCGTGCTGTTCGTTATTTGGCAGATATTTATAAATATGACTTTCTGCTTTATCCAAATCTCGATCTTGATTTAGAAATGACAGACGAGTTTAGCGACAAGATTCTAAAGAAATTCAATGTGCTACTCGAGCACTTTGATAATTCGGCGATTCAGTTAATGTGCCGTAAGTGGGCAAATGCGGTTTGTATTGAGGGCTGCTATTATGGTTACATCTGTGATGATGTAAATGATAAACTTGTTGTCCAAGATTTGCCTGTTGATTTCTGTCGTTCCCGTTTTCTTTATAAGGGAATGCCTCTCGTGGAATTTAATGTCCAATACTTTGATAAAGTAACTTCTGATCAAAAGTATAGAGAGAAACTTCTTGGTCTTTTCCCTGAAGAGTTCCAAGCCGGGTATCGCAAATATAAAGCTGGCAAACTCCCTGCTGAAGAGCAAGGTGATGAGGCGGGCTGGATTTTGCTGGATATGAACCGTTCATTTAAGTTTAACTTTAATGATGAGGACATTCCACCCTTCTTATACGCAATTCCTGACATTATTGGACTTGATGAAGTAGAAGATCTTGAAAAAGAGAAGTTGCTTCAGCAAATCCAAAAGATTTTGATTCAGAAGTTTGAACTTGATCAAAATGGTCAAATTCCATTCACTATGAAAGAACTTCAACAGCTAAACCAAAATGCCGTAGATATGGTCGGTGATGCTGTTGGAGTAAGTGTATTGTCTACTGTTGCAGAAGTATCGCTTGAAGATTTGGCAACAAGTAACGGTACTGAATCTCAAAATAACCTCGAAGCCGCTCAAAATAGTGTTTATAACGCCCTTGGTATTTCAGCCAATTTGTTTAATACCGACGGCAACCTTGCTCTTGAAAAGTCAATTATTATTGACGAGGCTTATATTAAACCTCTGCTTCTGCAATTTGAGCAATTCTTTAATCGCTATCTTGAATGGAAGTTTAACAAGAAAGATTTGAAGTTCCGCATGAAGATGCTGCTTACTTCTATCTTTAATTCTTCTGATATGTCCAGTAAGTATGAGAATCTTACAAAGATCGGCTTTAGCCGCTTCCTGCCAATGGTTGCTCTTGGGCATACCCAGAAAGAGGTTATCTCTATGGCAAAACTCGAACAGCAGATTATGCAGCTTGATGCTTATATGCTGCCTCCATTTAGCTCCAATACCATGTCTTCTGATACTTGGAGTGATATTAAGGCGCAACAGCAGCAAATTCTCTCTGGTGGTAAAGTTACACCCGTTGGAGGATAGGCTGATACTGCACGTTCTGGTTCCGTAACTTCAGATTCTACTGGTGGCGCCGGCCGTCCGCAACTACCAAATGATAAAAAATCTGACAAGACTATCGCAAATTAGGCGGCACAAAACTGATAAAAAGGAGAAATAAATATGACAACTATTAAGAAAACTCTTACTACCAATGAATTGCAGAATACTGCAAATGCTCTCTTTTCTGCTTGGGAGGCCAATAAGAATGAAACAAAACTCCAAGTGGTGCAAATGTATAATTTGATTAAGTTAAAGAAAACTTTGCAAGAAGAGGCAATTAAATTATCTGAAACAGTAACCACTCTGGCTGAACAGGCCGGCGGAGAGCGTTTGCCAAACGGCAGTTTAAAAATTCCGGATGATAAAATTGACAAAGTAAATGAGGCGCTTAGTCAATTATCTGATGAGACTATCGAAATTGAGTATACTCCTATTCAGGTAACTGATAAAGATTCCCTTCCTATTGCAATTCTTGAGCCTTTGATGGAGTTTATTGAAGTTGTTGAATAATCACAGTTAAGGAGGAGAATTATGGCAACATTATATCCTCCCGTCCTTGAAGCAAAAGCGTAGGCTATTCCTTATGCCGAAGTTGCCGGTTTAGATAATTACTATAATATTGAATTCAAAATGCCCGATGTCAATCCTATTGAGGACATCGGGCATATCCAAGTATCTATTAAGTATTAGTCTACCAACGAAGCGGCAGTTAATAGGGATAGATCACCTGATGGAAATGTATTATATTTTAATCGAGAAGAATCTCATAATTATTTCCATAGAAAGGATAGTGGAAACTATGAGATTTCAATTCCTTACTTTTGCTTTGACGGCGGGCGCCCACAACAGGGAACTACTTACTGTGTACAAGTAAGATTTGGCAATGATGTTCTGTGGACGACAGGCTCCGGTATTAGCGACCGCGATTTTGGTGGATTTGCTGCCTGGCGTGCGCGTTCAACAAGTGCGATACCTTCATGGTTTGGAGAATGGTCTAATGTCCAGACAGTATATTGTTATGGGTCAGCGGCAGTTTCTTTAACTGCAAATTACAACGATTTTATCCCCGAATTGGAATATCGTTATGCTCCAGTTTTGGATGATCCTCTAGAATAGATTAAAATTGTATACGAATATGCTGATTTGTATGGTTCTACTTTTAATACCCTGGTATTTAATGGATAGCGCCAACAGGATGGAGTTTATACTTTAAAAGTAAAACTGCCAATCGCTCCAGTTCAAAGAATATTAGTTTCATTAGAAGCTATTACTAAAAACAATACGATTCGCGGCCGAACTCTTACTATTGTACCTTTAAAGTATAGTAAAGTTTTCCCAGTATTAAAATCTGAAGACCCCGATACTGGAGAACGCATCCCTTTGATTGAAGAGGCAAAACTATATGGAGAGGAAAATGAGGATGGGTGTTTGGCGAAAACCGTATCTATCCCCGAACTTCCAAAAAAGCCAGATGGTACTATAATTCCCGATGATCCAGAAGTATATTAGGAAGGGAGCACTTTGTCAATTTATCGAGCAAATATTTACTCTTTAGAGACTATTAAGGTTATCGAAGGATTAGATGCTGCTCGTGGAGCGAAAACTACTTTCAGAGACTATTCTGTAGAAATGGGAGAAGAGTATCAATATATTGCGGTATTGAAGAATGCTGACGGCATTGCATATGCTTTAGTTGAAGATATTTATGATTGGGGTTATGATAATCCCGGTTATGGTCGACTAATGCACATGGATTCCGTTTTCTTAACTACTCGTAATCATTAGTTGCGTTTACAGGGAAATGTAAATATTACTACTTTTAAACGCAATACTCAGGATTAGTTTCAAACAACTTTAGGTTCTCAATTCCCATTTTATCAAAGAAGTGCGAAAACTAATTATAGAACTTTTACTCTTAGCGGATTAGTAACAGCAAATCATGACCCTACAGGTTCTTTTTTACGCAATGATAATGAAAATGGATTATGGTGGGATGATGATAATGGTTCTCGACTGGTAATTTTGAATAAAGATCTCTATTCAATAAAACAGTTTTCCATTTCTCGTGCAAGAATGAGAGACTTTTTGCAAAAGAACGATAAATTGGCAGCCTTGGATGAAGTCAATAGAGACGAAATTTTTGAAACCGAAAATTTTGATTAGGATTACTATGGCGGCCAATTTGGACCAATGACAGTATTTGACGATTATTTGCATCGCAATATTATACGTTCAGGATCTACCGAAAAAACTGATGAGAATATTTATTTTGAAAGAAAATTCAGAGATTTCGTAATGCTCTGGCTTGCTGACGGAAAACCAAAGCTCTTTAGGTCTGAAACTGAAGGCAATATGATTGTAATGATTTCAGGAGCATCTTTTACTCCTCAAGATAAATCTAATAGAATGGTATATAATTTAAGTTGTACTGTTACAGAAATCGCTGAATACAATCTTGAAAACTTAATCAATTATAATCTAATACCTTTTGTTTTTTAGACTTAGCTAATTACAGGACTGCCTCGAAACCTTACATTTGGATCAGTAGTTGATAAACAAGATTATTTGGCTATCATTGGTTTTGATAGAACTTTGGAGCCTTATTTTACACTAGATTAGAGTACTGGTACTTATATTGTAAATAACAATGCAGATTTGGAGAAATTAAATGATGTAATAAATTAGGTTAATGAATATACCTATGTTCGCGGTGATCTTGACCCCGCTGTTTATGATGGATTGATTTATCAATATAATAAAATCTATAATATTCCAGACTCTTTGGCGGGAACTCCTATAAAACCAATTCAGACAATAGCCGCGGTTAAGGGTGGAAGTGGAGATTATAATTTTAGCGTAGTATCTCCTACTTATTTACCTTCTGGATTAACTTTAAATCCTGATACTGGTGAAATTCGCGGTACTCCTGTTTCGACATCTTTAGACCCTATCCCATCTCATCAAGTTACTTTATAGGTTTACGATAATGTTACAAAAGAGTTCGCTCAAATGACAATTACCGCTGGTATTATTTATCCTCAGTTGACTTTTAAAGAGATTGGGGTTTCTATTGCTGAAGAAAAGGTGGGAACTAATATCACCCCTATCAACTTATCTAGTTATGTTAGCGGCGGTTTAAAATTCAGTTATACTGAAACGGGAAGCGATTTTGATTATATTTGGAGCGCAGAAAATCTTCCAAAAGGCTTTACTATCAATAATTACGGAGTAATCACCGGCGCATATACTGAAGTGGTTGAACCTGGAGAAGCGATTATCCAAGTGGTAGATGCTGCTGGACAAGTGGCTACTGAAGTTCTCCAATTTGGACAAGGTTATTTCCCGATTTATTTCTATCCGAGTATTAACTTTAATGTTGGATATTCAGAATAGGGAGTTCCAATTAAAGAAGTAGATGTATCTTCTGGGGTAAGCGGTGGCAAACAAAATATTACGCCAGAGTACCCGCATGGGTATAAATTTAGCGCAGAGGGATTGCCTGCTGGCATTACTATTGATCCAGGAACTGGAATCATATCCGGCTCTCCATTAAATTAGGGAAATGCTGTTACTGCAACGATTACAGCTACAGATTTTGATACTCCAACGCCATCATCTGCGAGTATTACAATTTTAGTTTAGGCCCAACTTGAAAAATTTGAGTTTCTTGATGTTACTCATAGATTGGATATAGACCCAGGAGGAGATGATCCATCTGGTGGTGCTGGAGCTTTGGCTCCCATGCAGATTGGAACAGTTATTGATCCTATTCAAGTTTATGTCCAAGGCGATCCTGATAAAGATAATCCTGACGAAGTAATCACATACGATATGGCTGAAGTTCGTGGCGGTTTGAGATATGTCGATCGACCCTATTATCGTTTTTCTGCTGAGTACCTCTTGCCTGATTTTACTATCGACAATTACGGTAAAATCTCAGGTAGAGCATAGGTAGCTTCAGAACAGAGAGTTGGTATTCTTAAGGTTTTTGATGCTCGTGGAGAAATGAGATACGTCAATATAAATATTGCTCCTATCTCTGCTCAATTAACTTTTGATCCTAGCGAAGATTATCATTTATTCGATACCTTTGTATATTCAAATAACGGAAACTATTATGTTCGTATTCCTTTAAGTGACATTAAAAATGGTAAAGCGCCATTTAAATTCACTTTTAGGGATTTGCCTTCTGGTATTGAAGGACGTATTGAGCAAAATCCAGACACCTTAGAAGAATATATTGAGATTGGTCCTCCTGATGGAGCAACTCAATGGCCAACCGCACCAATGTCTGCTGGATATATAACCATTGAAGTTGAGGATACTCCAGCGAATGCGGAAGATTTGCCAGAGAAAATTCAAATTAAGATTCCAAGAGGAGTTATTGTCCCTGAGCTTAAATGGAATTAGCAAATTACTACTCTTCCTTCCTTGAGTGATGGCCAACAAAAGAAGGTTTATTTCTCTGGAGTAACAGGAGGTATTTATCCCTATACTGTTACAGTAATATCTGGAGACCTTTCTCCATGGATTATCCGACAAACTGAAGGTGCGGAACAAGACCCAAATATGTTCTATTTTGAAGGTACAGGTAATGGAGCTACAGCAGGAGGTTCTGTTGAAGTTCAAATTACAGACGCCTCAGGTCAAAGCAAAAGAGTAGTATTCGATAAAGGAGAAACTTTTGACAAGTTGACTTTTAGTTTGAAAAACTCTTTTGGAAATTATGACTTATTAGCAGGAATTTCATAGGTGCCGGGTAAAAAGTCGTCTATTCCTGTTATTAGTGGTAATGGCGGATAGCCACCCTATACTTATGAAGTTATTACATCTTCAGTCAATGAAATCGTCCCAGGATTAAGAATTGATTCTTCAGCGGGCACTATTTCTGGTATACCAACTGAAATTGCAAATCCTGCTGATATGACTGCCCGTTTTAGAATTAAGGATAACACTGGTAATTATGGCTCTTGGGACGGCATAGAACAATGGTTCTCTCCAATGGTAACAAATATCGTTGAGCCAGCGGATGGTATCACATCTCCTTATGCTGAACGAAATCTTAAAATTCAAGAATGGTATAGCAAAAGATTTTTCAAAACAAATAGTAACCGAAAAATTGTTTATACGATGACCGGCACTTTGCCAACTGGCTTAAGTTTCAACAACGGAGTGATCAGTGGCACTGTTACTTCTATTGGAGAAGAAAAACGCGTAGTTCTAACAGCTACTGTTCCAGCAGATGACTTTAATCCCACTGATTAGGTTACTACTATTGAAGTAATCTTCCCTGCAATTGCAGGATATTTGAATTATGTTGTGGTACCCGCAAATCTACGATTGGTTCTGCAACAGGGCGTTGCAATGCCTTAGACCAGTGTTTCAGACGGACTTTCTGGTGGTGTAGCTCCATATACCTGGAGTATTAGTGGAGGCCCAGCAGGAGTAAGAATCGAATGGGATACTTTAGATACTTCTAAAGCTTATTTAGTAGGAACCCCTACTGAATTGGGAAGCAGTGGCAGTATTACTGTAACGGTAACTGACGGGGCGAAGTAGACAGCAAGTATCTCTTTCAACTGGGTTGTTTATGAGCCTCTCATTTTCCCAGATAGCCCAGCTTTAGATATTCCTCCACAGTAGGCATGGACAGAAATTGAAGCCATTGATATTCCAAAAACAGTACAAATCACGGGTGGATCTGGAGATTTTGTATTTAGTGCAGACGCTAACATTTCTCCTTATTTTTGTAGTGCTTCTGGTCTAATCTACGGTAATTCTCAATCAAAGTCTTAGCCTGCTAGAAATTGTGTGATTACGGTAGAAGATAGAGTTACCGGATTAACGGCGAAAGTCACCATAAACGTAGGCGAAATCACTGGAGCAATGAGCTATAATGGAAATCCTTCTATCCCAGCAGGAACTATTAACACAGCTATTCCACGAATTGATTTGAAGAAAGATATTACTGGCGGTGGGACACCAATTTTTACTTTAATTTCAGTTCCTGATGGATGGCTTCCAAATTCTGTAAAAGTGGACTCTTCTACTGGTATTGTAACTGGTACTCGTCCCGCAACAAACGCAATGGCTGGAGAGGTTGTAGTTAGTGTCGCAGATTCTGCCAGTCCAACTACTTAGATTACAATTCGGATTCCAGCAGGAGCCGTTAGCGGAGAAGCATTAACTTATACTCCAGATGCTACGGCAAGAGCAATTCCAGATGGAAGAGTAAATACAGGTGGTACAGTGAATATTAAGCCCGGCTTTACTGGCTTAGCTGCTCCTGCATTTACCATTACCTCTATGCCAGCAGGTTGGCGAGCAAATAGTATAACTATTAGCACAGATGCTGTAATTACTTATAGCCGCCCCGCAGCTGCTTGCGCAGCAAGTGAGCTGAAAATTAGAGTTACTGACTCTGGGCAAACTATTGATATTACAATACCTGTTGGTGTAGTAAGTTAAGGAGGAGTTTATGGCTGATTTTATGAACGATAGATCTTTTTTATTAAAGCTCAATTAGCATAAAGTCAGAGAATATTTGGCGGCGATTATGGTTCTTGATTTTGAAACAGAGAATCCTATTGCTCGTCTTGAAGGCAAAGTAGTTAGCGGCTCCATGACGGTAGCCGCTAACTCTGCCGTAAGAAAAACGTGTTCTTTAACCATTGTTTTTGATGAGGACACAAAGAATATTACTGACATAAATAATTTGATTGCTATTGATAAAAAGATCTCTCTGTCTTTAGGATTAAAAAATCCTTTTTATCACTTACCTCAATACGCGCAGTATGGAGAAGAGCTTTGGTTTAAGCAAGGACTTTTTGTTATTACGAGAGCTTCTTCTTCCATTTCAGTCTCTTCTGCATAGGTGAGTATTGAATTATAGGACAAGATGGCATTTTTAAACGGAACTTGTGGAGGCACTCTCCCCGCTAATACCAGTTTCCACGATAGGATTATTTATGATAAAGATGGGAACTATACTACTGAGTATCCTTTAATTAAAGAAATCATTTTTGAAGCTGTCAATCATTATGGCGGAGAGCATCCTTCTCGTATTGTAATTGAAGATGTCCCAGATGTCGGCCGTAAAGTTGTAAGATGGCGAGGCAGTACTCCGATCAATTTTCAAAGTGAAATAGATGCTAAGAACAGTGGGCGTTCTTTCGTTATTGCCGCACCTCCCGTTGCCGGTTTTGAAAATACTTACTATCAGGGAGATTTAGTAGGTTATAGAGAAACGCCTTTAACTTATCCTGGAGAACTCATTTTAAAAATGGGGTAGACAGTAACCAATCTCCTTGATGAAATTGTCTCCACTCTTGGAAATTATGAATATTTCTATGATGCAGAAGGGATTTTTCATTTCAGACAGATTAAAAATTATCAAGCAACGGGAGTTACTCCTTTGAATTACGATCCAACAATTACAGTAGAGGTTGTAGATTCTTAGGGCAACATTTCTCAATAGACTCGAGATTTAGATAAATCTTTATAGAGTCTATATTTCCCAAGATATACTGACGATGCTTTTATCAATGAATTTGCAGATTAGAATTTAGTAACATAGATCGGCTATAATCCAGATTATTCAAAGATAAAGAATGATTTTATTTGTTGGGGAACTAAGCAAGATGATTCTAACAGTGAAGTCATGGTAAGATATCATTTAGCGATTGATGTTCGGCCAAAAGATATACCAAAACCTGTTACAGAAGAAGAGATTGAGGTAATTAGAGATAACTATTCTTTATGCCATAAGACTATTCGTAAAGTGATGAATAAAAATGATGGAACTATTTCTCGCTATGTGGTAGAGAATGCTTATATTCCAGATGAGGTTAATGAGACCTGGGGAGAAGTCGCTGCTTTAAGTCTCGATGAAGCATTTCCTGATTTGGATGCCTCCTATCATTTTAATTGGAGAGAAGAGTTATATCGTCAGGCATTATTGGCATATGGAACTTCTACTGAAGGTTCTTATTATGACGAAGAGTTAATGGCCGAATGGCGAAATATCTTTGATCCGTCTAGTACTTGGGATTTAAAAGGGATGGATTCTTTCCAGAGAAGTTGGGAAGACCATTTCGGAGAAGATAACGATGAGACTCCTTGGGCGGGTTATACCGTTGATGTAAAAATCGCTCCAGAAAAATTGCGCTATTGGTTGGATATTATTGACACAAGCGCAGGAGTCGGCGTTTATGGAGTGAATAGAATTGGCCGCCGAACTATCGCGTAGGAAAATACTAAAATCAATCAAGTCTTTGAAGGAGAAATTCCTGATTTAGTATTTATTGAAAATACTGGTCAACCTCAAGAAATGATTGAAAATACTTAGTATTATATCTCTATTGGATAGGCGTATTCATTCGTAAATCCAGATTAGCTATAGTACTTCCAAGAAGTTAATTCTTTTGGCACCTGTTATGAATCTGTTCGTGCAATGCTGTATAATAATCTAATTTATAATGCAACGGCATCTTTAACAACCATCCCAATTTTGTATTTGGATGTTAATAAAGTCGTTCATCTTAATTTCCCAGAATTGGGGGTAACAGGAGACTTTGTGATTAACAATATTTCTATGCAGTTTGGAAATAACCCCACTATGAGCCTGTCACTAAATGAAGCCATTGTCATGGTTTAATTTCAAAAAATTTCAAAAATTTTATTTTTATCATTACAAAATCCAATATATGTTGAAACGAAAATGCGATGCAGGAGAAAATTTGTCGTGAAAAATTTTATAACTTTTTTATTTTTGATTTCATAAAATGTTATAATAGTAAGTCTGGAAAACGAAATCAAGAAATTATTCCGTTTGCCAGCGTATCACGACAAAGAAAGGAGGAACTTGATGGAATCACAGGCAATTGTGAATACCATGGAAGTTCTGGAAACCAAGCCGATTAACGAGCTTGTTACCGAAGCTACCATTAAGGTATGTTATGTTTCAGAAAATCCCAATCAGAACAATACTGTGATTAACAAAGAGGTTGGTCGTCAAATCGCTGCGACCCTTCCTGGCGCTCCTGTAGTAGGCTTCTACGACAAAGAGTCCGGTGACTTTGTTCAACATAGCCGTAAGGTAACTATTTCCAATGGTCAGGTGAACATTGAAGATATTACAAAACCCTATGGTTTCGTAAGTTTTGATGCTCCTTGGTATCAAGACTTTATGGAAGATGGCCAAGTCAGAACTTATCTGATGTGTAAAGCCTATCTGTGGACTCGGCAATATGAGGAAGCCTCCCAAGCATTGAATAAAGGGCAGTCAATGGAACTCGAAGAGAAAACCATGAGTGGCTACTATGAAGGCGATGTTTTCGTTTTCACTAATGCTACTCTTGACAAGCTCTGTATTCTTGGTGATGCTTATGCACCCTGTTTTGAAGGGGCTAAGATAATGTCCTCTTATACTAAACAGTATGAGAGCCTTGCTGAGCAAGTGGAGAATATCTTAGGAAGGAGGTATTACGTCATGAATGGGCAACTTCAGCCTAAACCTGAAAAGATTACTCTTGAGTACGCTCTTCAGCTTGGCTGGAATCTGACTGACGCAGTATATATGCAGCTACGCAATCGTGGAGCTGAGATGAAATACGATATTCAGGGTATTTACTCTGAGGGCGGCACCATCTTTGTTATTCTCCAAGATCGCGAGTCTCTCGAATATGTACGCGTAAATCTTACTATTACAAGCGAAGACACAGTTGAGCTTGATAGTGAGATGCAGGCCGTAAGACAGACCTGGTCTGTTAAGGAGCCTCCTGCTCCCGAGCCTGTTGAGCCACTTGGTGGCACTACTGTAACTGCTACACAAGATCCCGCTTCTACTGCTTCTACCGGCGCTCCTGCTGCTCCTGCAGCTACTCCTGAGCCTGCACCTGCTCCTGCTGGTGCCGGAGTCTTTAAGAAGAAAAAAGATGACGAAGACGAAGGAGAAGGTGACGATGGCGGAGATGATGGAGACGATGGAGACGATCCTAAGTCCGATGACCCCGATGGCGGAGACGACAACGGCGGCAATGACGACGGTGGAGATGACGACGACAAGAAGAAAAAGAAGAAGGGAAATTTCGCAGCAGATGGCGAAGGAAATGATCCTAAACCCGAACCCAAGCCCGAAGGAAGCGAAGGCGGCTTGCCAGATCCTTCCGTCGGAAACCCAGATCCAAGCGACATTCCCGGACCAGCAACTTTCTCCACAAACGGAGAGGGCGGCGAGCCGAGTGCTGAGCCTGCCACTAACCCAGAGCCTACTGAGCCTACAACACAGTTTAGCACAGAGCCTGCTGCCGAGCCTGAGGGCACTCCAGCAGTCGATTATGCTGCGGTGATTGAGGATTTGAAGTCTCAAGTCGAAACTCTTACCAATGAGCTGAACGGCTATCGCGCCAAAGCAGCCGAGGAAGAGAAAGAAAAGAAACAAGCAATGGTAACATCTTACAGTGAGATGCTCACTGAGGAAGAGATGAAGCCTGTTGTAGAGAAGCTCGATGAGTATTCTCTCGATGAAATCGAGTCCAAGCTCGCTGTAACTTATGCCCGTAAGCAGAAGAACAGCGGACATCCTTCTACTGGATTCCAGGTTAGCGTCGCAGGCGCTGCTGCAGTAGATCACTCTCTGGACGGACTCCCTGAATTTTTCATTCAGGCCTTAGAGCTTGACAAGAAGAAAGAACTGAAAATTTAATCAGTTTTTCTTGATAAAAAGGTTATAAACTTTTTTGAAAGGAGATACAAAGTAATGCCTGCTACTTTTGTAAAGACCGAAGGCAAGTATGGCCAGGTTGAGGCTAATCGTCTTTCCGGTATTACCTTCGGTTACATTGAGGCCCAGGCTCCCGCTTATGAGGACGCTGGCGCCGCAACACCTATTGCAGAGCTTGAGAACGGTATGTTCCTGTGTGTAATCCCCGACACCACTGAGACTTCTCCTATGGGCCGCATCGCGGTTCTGCCTGGGGCTGCACCTGCTACTGCAAAGCCTTACCTCGTATACTCTGAGAAGAAACTGTATGACGAGCGTATGGGTTATTCCGATTTCGTTGATCGTGCTGCCGATAAGGTGGACGGCCTTCTGTATCCCAAGCTGATCGGTATTGTGCCCGACAACGATGCTTACACCACAAACACTATCAACGAGGAGCCTGATTCTCTGGCAGTCGGCGACGTACTGTATATTGGTGATGACGGTTACCTGACTAAGACCAAGGGCACCAACACTACTTATCAGTTTGAGGTTACCAAGGTCTACACTATGCCCGATGGCCAGCCCGGCGTTAAGCTGATGAGCAAGGCCATGGGAGCCTAATTGAAAGGAGGATTTACAGATGGCTTTCGTATATGCTGATAACCTGGCTCTTGCTAAGGTACTGATGTCCAAGAAGAATCCTTCTGGTAAGTACTCCTTGAACGGCCAGGAAGTTTCCTATGACTCCCTGAACGATACTCTTCAGGCTAACCTGAAGGAGATCGCTGGCACTCCACAGCTGTGGCGTGAGAACAAGAACACTGTCTTCTCTCTGATTGAGCAGACTCTTGATACCGTAATGCCCAAGAACGTTCTTGACACTTATGGTATGTTCGCCGATGTAACCACTATTGCACAGGGTGACACTATGGTGTATCACCGTAAGATTGGTGAGCAGCGTGCAAAGCAGTTCGTAACTCGCGTTGCGCTGGCTGGTCGTTATGAGGCTTTCGAGCTTGCTGACGAGAAGTTCACCATCAAGACAACCGCTTACGGCGGAGCTGCTCGTATCGGCTTTGAGGAGTTCCTCGATGGCCGCGTGCAGTGGTCTGATTATCTCGACATCATCAATGAGGGTATGTCCGAGGCAGTCTATAAGGAGATTGCTAAGGCTCTCGTTGCTGCTATCGAGGCTTTCCCCGCTACCAACAAGGTAAGCGCAGCAAACTTCGACGAGGCTCAGTTCGATCGTCTGCTCCAGACTATTGCTATTTATGGTACTCCTACCATTTATTGCACTCTGGAAGCTGCTATGACTCTGCTGCCTTCTGACAACTGGATTTCCGAGTCCATGAAGGACGAGCGTTGGAACAACGGTTACTTCACTCGTTATAAGGGCTTCCCCGTAGTGGTTCTGCCCCAGTCCTTCACCGATGAGACCAATGCCACTAAGGTTATTGATCCTTCCTATATCTATGTCTTCCCAACCAACAACCAGAAGCCCGTCAAGATCGTGTTCGAGGGCCAGACTCACGTTAAGGAGTTTGAGAACCGCGATTGGTCTACTGAGCTGCAGACCTACCAGAAGTTTGGTGTTGGTATCATCACCACTAACAATCTGGCTGTATTCCGCAACAAGGGCCTTGTTATTGATAACGTTCCCGGTAACTGGGACTAATCAGTAACGATTGATTTTGAGATAAAGGAGTAATAACATGAAAGTAATCAATCGAAGCGATGGAAATGTGGTCTACTCTCTCCCCGAATTGAATATTCGTAGAGTGTTCGTTCCAGGAGAGAGTAAAGACCTTTCTGAACAAGAGTTAAATGCTCTCTGGCAAATTGATGGCGGCGCTTCCCTCCTTCGTAATGAGCTTATGGTTCAGGACGAAGAGTGGGTAAATAAGACAATGCCATATGCCCCTATTGAGTATTTCTGGCTCGTTGACGATGTTGACAAGTGTATTCTTGAGGATAGCCTTGAGCTGTTTAAGGAAACGCTTGAATACGCGCCAACAGGGGTTATTGATCTCATTAAGGCTCGCGCTTGGCAGTTGCCAATGACCGATCTTAATAAGATGGATGCCCTCAAACAGAAAACTGGTTTTGATACGCTCAAAGCCATTGAGGTTATGAAAAAGCCAGAAGGCACAGCTCCCACCGCTCAGAGACCAAAGGAGAGACTCCGTAAGAGGGAGGGTTAATGTGACTTCTCTTAACGAGGTATACGATGCGTTTTTCGCGTTAATTACCGACGATATGTATATGGAAATTACAGAGGAGGAGACACGGGCCGATTGTCGAGAGCTTCTCGAGGCTTCTCTTCCTTTGTTCGAATTTCCGGATAAGCCGATTGATATTGTAGGAGATTCCTTCAACGTAGACCTTTCTCGCGAAGAACGCAATATTCTCGCGTATGGTATGCTTCAGATTTGGCTTCAGCGCCAAATCACTTCTATTGATGTAATTCGACAGAAGTTCTCAGGCACTGACTTCAAGCTGACCAGCCAGGCCTCTCATCTCCAACGTCTCATGACGCTTATGACAAACACCAAAAATGAGCATAGGCGCCTGCAGATGTTACACTCTCGTCGTAGAGTTGGGCCGACAGGCAACTATGAGTCAACATTTGATTTGTTGGCGAAAAGAATGCACTGAGAAAAAGGAGATGTAGTATGGCGAAACAGTTTAAGTTTGGCCCCGATGCTTGGAAGTATAACAATACCCGTTTGACAAATCAAATCTTCAAACTCTTACCTATGTATGAGAATGAAGAAGATTGGCAGTCTCAGCGCCACACAGTGGTTGATGAGCTGCACGGGTACAACAAAATGTTTGAGGATAATCCTCATTTCATGGTATTGATTGCCAAATTGATGGCGCTTGACTATGCGGAAGACAAGATGATCTTCCGTAAGCGTATCTTTGAAGCAATCTCTGAATTGAAGTCAATTCAAATTTAAGGAGCGGTAGCATGAGCTATGAAGGCATGAAACGCCGCCTCAACTACTATGGTGGAGCACCACAGTAGGACCGCATGATTAGAGATAAACTCTGGTCAATGCTTTCTGCTACTAAATACTCCTATCAGGCGGCGAAATTCACGAAGTATCCTGGGATGGATAAGCAGACAGTTGGTTTATTCAATCCAGTTACTTAGAATATGGACTACGATACGAAACTGTTATCAGTTCCGTTCGATGCCCAATACTCCGTCGGCGATGTATTTCGGTGGGACAATACCGGTACTTACTGGATTTGTTACGCGCGAGATTTAACTGAACTTGCCTACTTTAGAGGTCAATGTCGCCGTTGTGATTATAAAGTTCAGTGGGTAGACGGCAATCGTGAAGTACAAGAGACGTTCATCTCTGTGGTTGGTCCTTCCAATCCAGATTTTACGTCTACGAATACGACATTTGGTTCTGCCGACCTACCAAATGCAAATCTTGTTGTATTGGCTACGGCCAATCAGCAAAACAGGGCGTATTTCAATCAATATCAAAAGTTCTTGTTAAAGAGCTTTACCTATAAGGTAGATTAGATTGACGACATTTCGATGCCAGGCGTCCTGCAAATGAACTGCTCCAGGTATTATACCAATTTGGTAGAAGACGATGTTGAGACAAACATTATGAATACTTGGAATGTACAACCCGTCATTCCCGAATATCCGACAGAATACGGTATTGAAGGTCCGCTCGTCATTAAGCCTCGATTCAGAGTGGAGTTCAAAGCAATTGTCGCCGGCGGTAAATGGATTATTGTAGAGAATGAAGGCGCTAAACCTCAGGATCGTATTCCTGCTAAATTCCAAGAAACAGACGATGTCTATGCACAATAGATTCATGTTTATTGGGATTCGATGATGTCAGGCGCTTTTACCATTGGCTATTAGATGCCAAATGGAACTCTATACCAGAAACACGTCTAGGTTGAATCATTGATGTAACGAGAAGGAGGAATAAAATGCCACTACTACGATCACAAAGTGAGAAATCCATGTTGGGACGTTATTCATCATTCGCTTCGGTTGAAAACACGCTCTCACTGGTAGTGGACAGGTTAATGAAGAATGAGCGCTTGAAGCGCTTGCTTTATTACACCGATAAACACGCTTTGGAGCTGCCAAAGTTAAATCAAGACCAAGCATATTCGTTGCTCAATAATCAGATCAGAATTGTCCCTAAACTGACTATTGACCATGATGCTAAGCCCTATGTGATTATCACACTGGATAATTTCGTGCCTATGGAAGATCAAACCACGTTCAGGTCTTTCCAACTTGGATTTGATATTCTTGTGCCGTATGAGTTCTGGTTGTTGGATAATTTCAAGTTGCGCCCCTACTGCATTGCCGGCGAGATTGACGGCATGATTAACAATGACTTCGTTATTGGCACTTAGGTGGCTGACTTTATGGGCGCTAAGCAGCTCATTATTAACGAAGCACAGGGAGGCCTTTCGTTGTATTACAATGTCGAAACCTATAAGGACGACAAAAAGTTGCATCCTAAGGAAGGACCCACTCCTGTCTTTTGATTGATTTTAACATTGACGAGCTAATGCTCGTCACTGGTATTGATATTCCAGTTGAGGCTTTCGGAATAACAATACATCAGCCAAGAGTGCGAGAAATCGCAATGCTTGGTGAGCAGAACTACTTTATTGCTCTGTCGATATTTCGAATGAATAAAAAGTAGCTTCACATAGAATCACCCGATGTAACAAATTGGATGATTTTTAACGAATCATTGACCCAAAAGATGGAAGGCATCAAAGATGTCCGAGCGCTTTTGAATAATTTTCTTCAGTTGTTTTTTACGACTAAGATCAATATTGGTCCGCGATCCTTAATCATTTAGAATAAGGATTAGCTAATCAATATTGAGCCAGAACAATTCGATGACTTTTAGGAGTTAATCGGAATTGTTGGAGGTGCTTCTTTATTGAGCGGTTCAAAAGAGGAGTTCAATCCAGCAAATAAGCTGGCGGCGCAAATCGCTGAAAAGATGAAAAAAGCGCGAGCGAGGCTCGCTGCTATGTAGCCACAGTCTAAGTCGAAAGGCTTCTTGGCTAGATACATACGAGCTGTCGCAATAGCAACGGCAAACTCGCTATCGGATGTCACAGAGATGACTATTTTATAGTTAAACTCTTTGATGCAAACCTACTTAGCATGGGAGGCGTATGATCTTGATGTCAAGAGCCGTTTGGCTGGCGCAAAGAATGAGGATAAACTTGTTCACTGGATGATGCGTGACCCAGAAAACGACAATGATTCTATTGGAACTCTTGAAGGTTAAACACTCTTATGAGATGTTTCAATACCTTGATTAAAAGGCAAAATCTTTTAATAGGAGGAATATTGCTATATGAAATGGGCAATTCGTGAAGCCATTGACGTCTATTTCAAGGCTAAGTCTGTGTTCACTCTCGGTGCGAAGACTTTCCGTGCCGGCGAGCCTGTGCTTATCTTTGACACTGTCAAGACTTCTACTCTTGAGGTTGCCGCTGAGGTCTCCTATGTAACTGGTGGCCGCGGTAATGCTCGTCTGCTCTCCTATGAGGGCGATAAGACCCTGACCTTCAACTTTGAGGACGCTCTGCTGTCCAATGAGGGTCTGGCTATTCTTTCCGGTGCAGATCTGATTCCTGCCCGCAATAAGCATCTTCCTGGTTCTCACCCCGACGCTCGTAGCGTGATTGCTCACTATACTGAGAAGTATTCTGTTGCAACCAATAACCAGATTGATACTGACCAGACTAAGAACGTTTACGATGATGACACCTCTCTGTATCCTGCCGGTGGTGCTGCTGATGCCGTTACTGGTGACGAGACCGAGCATGGCACCGTTAAGGGCACTTATGCTCCTCGTGGCGGTGTAAACAATATTTGGCTTACTCGTAAGCCTTATGTTGGTCAGAACGCTAGCATTTATGTAATGCTTCTGGACGACGCTGGTGAGATTTCCGGTATGCCTCTCCAGATTAACCTGGAGGCTAATGAAGAGGATGACGAGTTTAAGCGTCACTCCTATCTCTGCAAGTTCAAGAGCCAAGACTCCTTCGTTGCTTTTGACCTGTATAACAACCCAATGTCCGTCGAAGAGTATCCTGATCCTGTTGGCAAGGATGCTTGCGGCGTATTTGACGACCAGGTAGCCTATTATGTAGACTACGACACTGTTTCTGCTGAGGGCAACTGGGTAAGCGCTTGGGGCGATCCTGCTCAGTATATGCGTACCATCAGTGCTGCTAACTATGGCGAGTTCTGGGGCGATACCAAAGAGAATTCTCTGTATAGCTACCTGCTGGCTCCTTCCGGCGGCATTGCTCAGCCTAAGGCATTCAAGGAAGGCTCTGACTTCGTTTACAAGGTAAACGTTCCTTCCATCCTGTATCAGGACATCGTACTGCTTGACTACTATGTTGAGTATACTCACGATGCAACTCAGGTTTCCATCCTGCCCGACAAGTTTGGCGCTTACTTCTATGTTGAAGGCTCCTCTCTTGTCCGTCGCGCTTCCGATGGCGTAGACCTGCCTGTTGAGTTCGTGATTCCTAAGTTTAAGGTAACCACAGCTCTGACCTTCACTCTTGCCGCAACTGGTGATCCTTCTACCTTCACCTTCTCCGGCGACGCATATCCTGATTTCAGCAAGTTCGACCTGACTCGTAAGGTTCTCGCTGACATTCAGATTCTGGATGCTGACGACAACTACGATGGTGGCTCTGCTGGTATCGCTACTTCCGATCCTACCTCCTATCGTCGTTATAAGTACAATAACGATACCGATGGTGAGTACCTGTGGAAGGATCGCTCCCTTGAGCCTCACCAGAATCTGGATTACTCCGATACTGGTACTATGGGCGCCGGACACCTGTCCAGTGAGAACTACAAGCGCTTCAATCAGGACGCTGGTGGTCCTCGTACCATTACTCCTGGTCAGGGTCTGATTGATACCAAGCCTGGTGACGAAAACCCTTAATCGGCGTCGACCTGAACGAACCTGGGACTAAGGTCTCCGACGTCTTGGCTGACGCCCCCGCTGGTTCCACCATCCAATTAAGTGATGGCTCCGTCAGCGAAAAACTCACAGTTGATAAGGACATTACCCTCCAAGGTGCTACCGAGGAGGGTAAGTCCACTATCCTTGAGCAGGGGATTACGTTGGCTTCTAACAACGAGCCAATCTCTGTAACTGTAAAAAACATGACTTTACAGAACGGAAGTTTTGGTTTGCATGACAACAACAATGGACCCGAGGCAAACGGCACACGTAATGCTTATCTGACCTTCGAGGACTGTGTGATTAAGGACTTCACCGGCAAGGGTATCTATACCGCTGATGCCCGTGTCTTCAAGATGAAGAATTGTAAGATTGAAAATTGCGCAACTGGCACTGATACTGGTATTGCTGGCGACTATGCAGTTGACCTCAATCTGATTGGTGTAAAGAGCGCAGTTGTTGAGCTTGAGAACTGCGAATTTGTTGGATATTGCGGCGCCAAGGCTGCCTTTAAGGTAACTCAGCGTGGTGGTCCTTCCGATGAAGGCGCAGGCGATATCCCAATGGATAAAGGCCAATCTTACATCAACAATGTGACTATCACTGGCTGCTCTTTCGATACTGAGACACCTGTTGACGTTCGTCTGGGCACTGGGCATAAGACTCCAGATCAGCCTGATTTGGAAAATACCACAGCCAACTTCCCAGTTATGATTTCTGGCAATAAGACTGAAATCAACGTTTATGTTGCTCCTACTGACAAGAGCTATGTTGTTCCTGTCGGTGGCACTGGCTACAAGAACGGTACTGGTGAGTTCACTGTTATTGGCGGCACAACTCCTGAGCCTGATCCCGAGCCTGATCCTGACCCTGAAGAGCCTACAACTGGCGCTTCTATCGGAGATGTAGACTATGCTACAATCCCCGAAGCCATTGCCGCTCTGAAGGATGGCGATACTCTTGTATTCAATCAGGATTATGACCAGCCAATCATCATTGATGGCGTAGATGTGACTATCAATCTGAATGGCCACACCATTGCTAACACTGCTCCGGTCTATGACCCAGCAGGCGGCATCATCAGTCTGATTGCTATTGAGAATGGCGCCAATGTGACTATCACTGGCAATGGCACAATTCATGCTTTAGCAGATGACTGCTATTGCGTTGATGTTCAGAATGGCTCTATGCTGACAATCGAGGATGGTACCTTCATTGGTAACATCACTGCTTGTTATGTCCAGCAGGGCGATCTCGTCATCGAAGGCGGCGATTACTCCATTCAGCAGTTGTCTGGACCTGGCAATGGCGACGATGAGCGCTTCACTCTGAACTGTCTTGACGCCAACTACAAAGATGGTACTGCTACCATTGAAGTAACTGGTGGTACTTTCAACAAGTTTGATCCTGCAAATAACCTCGCCGAGGGCCCAGGAACAAACTTCTGCGCTGCTGGTTATACCACAGAGCAGCAAGGCGATAAGTACACTGTCGTAAAGGCTTAATCGCTTCTCCTTAAAATAACAAAAACCCCTCCGGGAAACCGGAGGGGTTCTTTTTTTATGCCTATTTTTACTCAAATACTACGAGCGCAGAATCGTAGGGCATGAGGTAAAGAAGTTCGGCATCAGAGTTTCTGGTGCGAATCCAAATCTCAATGCAGGAAGCGCCGTCCTCTGTATTAAAGTCCATAGAGATGAGATCGCCGATGTCCTTAATCAAATCAACCAACTGGTTAAAAGTGGAAGGGTTAGTGGCAAATCCATCAGGAGTCTTGATGAGGGTCACATAGTGAATGTCGCGGCCGTACAGCAGGTAGTAGGTATTAGGAGGGCAATCCTCATTAAACCATACCGTTACTCGGTCGGCGAGATTATCGGGATCTTTCTCCAGATCATAGAGAGGTTCCTTAGACACGATGCTCTTATTCATGTCATAAATGGTCATATTGGTGGATACGCTGGCAGTTTCATCAAGCGCCTTAATGGTCACTTTCTTGCCGTTCAGTGCAGCAACCACATATGCCTTCTTATCCATCTCTACCCAGAAGATTTGGCCAGGCTTCAAGTCGGGCAGGCCGCGGATAGTATTCTTACTGGGAACATCTCCACGATACCCTGGCAGCTTTTTAATCGCCTCTTTGATGCGATTAGTCTTCTCTTCTTTTTGATTCAAGGCCGCCAAATCATGTTTTGTCTTAGCGGTGGCAAAGTCAACTACTTTGTCCATTAACCTTCCTCCTTTACTAAATCTACATGGTAAATATCGTCATCAAAAGGACGAATTTCAATCGACTTTCCATTAAGGAAAATCAGGAACTTATTATCTTTCATGTGATCAGATTTTACTACGCCCCAAGGACAATCTTGGGCGTGGCATCCGTAGAGGTGATTGATAAGAGTAATGAACTTATCGACATCACTGGACGGCCCATATTTTACAATATGCTGGTCACAATCTTCTGGCGACCATACCTCATAGAAGTCATTCCAACAGAGATTCAGCCATTCAATAAACTCTTGTCTCACTTGGGCATGACCTCCAGATAATGATTGATATACCAAATCGCTTTCTCGAGATCCTGCCGAGTCTTGCTGGGGTCTTTCTTTCCCGCGCGGCAGATGTATTTGACTGCGTTGCCAAGACAGAAACCACGGATACCATCAGCGCCAAGCTGGTCTTCGATGATGTCAATGACCTCATACTTCCCACTGGTATAGTGGGAAGGATGATTTACAGGGTCATTGGCGGGAACTGTCAGAATGGCGTGCTCAATATTGGCCTCGCCAGGGTCCATAGGGAGACCATCGTCATCATAATAACGAGAAGAAGTTCTATCAGTCGTCATTTTCGTTGCTATCCTCCAATGTTCCAGATTTTCTTTCCTTCTGGACTTCAAACTTTCCAGTAGGAAGAATCTTTGTAATCTTATATGCTGTGTGGCGCATAGGACTATTCTTATAGGTCTTAGCAATGAAAATATCGTCTTGACGCATACCATGAATAATCAAAGCAACGCCACGGTTCAACCAACTCTTTTCAACTACTTTTTTCTTACCGTCAACTACCTTTGAAACCTGTTTATCGTAAGATGCAAATTGCTGCTTACGAAATTTTACTTCAACAGGACCAGTAGCGGTCAACAAAGTAATTGAACTATGGAGTTTGTCTTTTGCAATGGCATAGCCGGCAATCATTGTCAGCTTATAAATAGGAACTACTCGGCCGCTTGGTACTTTATACAGACTACCAACTTCAGGTTCAGTCGGCAAGTCGTCAAAGTTGGAGATATTATTGACATGAATCATGGGGTGCTCTTGGAAGCAGAGGCCCATAGTTTCAATCTCCCATTCAGCGTAACCTTGCTCCTTATTGAAATACTTATCCAACCAATCAGAGATTTGTCTATCATTGACGGCTTTAAGCATTTCTTCTTGATGCTCTTTGAGGTAATTCTTGATGCAGAGCATCCAACTATCGAAATAAGACTTCCAATAAAGAGTAGGGAAATGGTTCTCTTCTTCAATACAACCTGTATCATATTCAATTTCATTGAGAAAATCAAGACAGGTCTTATTGATTGGATAGTAGTCGATCTTTTCACCAAGTCGTTTCTGTTCCGCGGCCTTCAACTGATTCATGTAATGAGTAAAGTTGAAAACTCTTTGAGAGAACTTTAACTCCTCGGTATCTTGCGGCCAAAGGCCAAGTCTACTAATCATAAGTAGATTCTGGCCATTCAGTCGGCTCTTTGTGTCAGCTTTAATCTCTGCTAATTCCTTGATTATATCTGATCTCAGGCCAAATCTATCGAATGCTCCAGCCTTTACGAGTGTCACAATTGAAGTGACATCAGCGGCAGTTTTCTCAATGAAATCCTGCAAAGATTCGAATGGGCGAAGGGCGAAAATCTTGGTCATAACCTTGTCTTTGAGGCCTTTCACACCAGCCAAACCATAGTGGATGGTATTATTTTCGCTATCAACAGAGAAATCTGCCTCACTTACATTGATGTCGATAGGAGTAATATTCACTCCTTGACTTACCAGTGTAGCAACAGCTTTGGCAATCTTATTGTAGTTGGCACCTTTGCCGTCAAGCGCTCCGCTTCTTTGAAGAAGACAAGCGCATTGCCAGTAAATTGGGGGGAAGAGGATACCACCCATAAGGATACACTGGACGCCGATGATAGAATAAGGAAGAGCATGATTGAGGGAGAAGCCATATCCGAGAGACGGTTGAATTACTACCTTCCATAGATAATCTTTGACCTCCTGAGTACCTTCACATTGAGAGTAAAATAACTCTTTCTGCTTGGTAATCTCATTCATCTTCTTCTTTGCGACAGTCTTACGAAGCGCATCTGCCTGCTTCAATGTGTACTTAGCCAATAACTGACTCAATACCATGAAACTTTCCTGCGTTGCTGCGCATCCATTATATCTGTCGAGTTCCTGATGCATGATGTGGCGCTGCTCATCGCTCAATCCTGCTTTAGCCATTTCTTCCTCGAAAGACTCTGGATCATCTTTGATACGGCAAAATCTTTCAATCTGGTCCTCTTCGCCTTCCTGAGTCATCAAACGAATCAGACCATTGACAGAAGTAAGCTCGGCAAGATTATGAGGATGGGTTGCCAGAATGCCTTTACGACCAGAAGCGGCGTCCCACTGGAATACAGAGAGCACTTCATTGTTATAAAGTTTCTCCCAGATTTCCGGGTTATTAAAGTCAATGGTATTAGGATTGATATACTTACGGAAACACTGTTTAAGCGTTAAATCCTTATCAACCAAACCATCTTTCTTCAACAAATCAAAACACGCGGCTTGAATATCGAGCGTGGACAGCAAAAGGAAATCGTACTTGTAACATCCAGCCTCTTCCACAGTATGGAGGTCCAAGGCGGTGCACATATCGCCGTTCGGCGCTCTCATAAGAGAACAATGATTAGTTAAACGGTCTTGGTCATCAAACAAAATCACGGCAGCAGCGTGCGTGCCCGACCCGACGATTAACCCCTCGATCTTCTTAATAATGTCCAAAAGGCCGGGATATTGATTACACTCTCTGATAAAGCTGTGATTAACAGAATATCCTGTTGTCTCATCGCCTTCGAGAGTTTGTTTGAGCGTTGCAACGAAGCCGCGCTTAATCTCAATAAGGCTTGAGAGGTAGGTTGAAATATCGCTATCCAGGCCATTTGGAAATTCCTCGCTTCTATAACCACGAGCTGCATTGCCGATGGCCGCTTTCAAGGTCAATTTACGATATGTGGCTACCTGGGTCATACCCAGTTCGCCGCGTTCTTTTCTTATTGCGGCAAAAAGTTCAGGACGTTTAGAAGGTTGAAAATCAGTGTCAATATCCAGAGGAGAAGTACGGACTTTGTTAGCGAATCGCCAAAAGTAGAGGCCGTACTGAATAGGATCACACTGAACCACGTCCATAAGATAACAGAGGAGAGAGCCGGATGCAGAGCCTCTGGAGGGACCAACAGCGCAATCAATACTCCAAGCCAGCTCAAGAAAATGCTGCATAGTATTAAAGTACGCGAAAAAGTTGTCGTTGAACGCCTCCGACTGGAATTTGAACGTATCAAACTCTTCCTCTAAACGCGAAAGGTACTCTTCATTCCATTTGCCTCGCTCCATCAGACTTTTCAGGCAATACATCGCACAATAATAAGTCTGATAGTCTTTTTCATGGGTCGCCCACCAAAGAGTGGGATATTTGGATAAATCATACAGTTGTTCAGTAGAGAAACCAACGTTAATGGGCGGCAGTTCAACCTTGGGAATACGAGGATCTTGAGCCAAATCGTAGAACTCAATCTGGTCGGCGATATGAAGAGTATTCAGAAAACATCTGTCTACAAACTGTGGACGAATGTCCATTTTATCCATAAGTTCATAGATTTCTCTTTCATCCATCATACGGGCGAAAGTATAATACTCTTTAACTTCGCGATCCTCTTGTTTGCTTCTCAAGAATGCTTCGAAGACCGGGAAATCTTCTACATTCTGGTAGTGAGCATCGGTTGTGATGATGAACTGTGCTCTGTCGTGATAAAACCCAATAGCGCGTTGATTAAAAAGAGTTTGATCCTTACTATCAGAAGGTTGAAGCTCAATATAAAAATCTTCGCTACCAAACTGATTGTTGCACCATTCGATGAACAGTTCTGCTTTGTCGTATTCTCCATTGTTAATCAAAGTGGGGAACTCGCCGCCCAGGCAAGCAGTAGAAGCAACGACATGGCCGCGCGCCCACTCCATAACCTCCTCGATGTCAGACTTAAGAGTAGGTACTCTGCGTTTGCCCCACTTGACAGTTGAACGATACCATGCGCGAGTCGATAATTCAATCAGAGCTTGATAACCAATCTTATCCTTGGCAATCAGCAGGAAGTGATAATATTTCTCTCTCTGCTTATCGTCAGGATCATAGCTATCGACGAGGTAAATCTCGTTGCCAATGGCAAGAACGAAATCATCACCGGCGTCGCGCAGTTTCTTTTGCATACGATTGATTTCAATGACTTCTGAGAGATTATCGTGATTTGTAATGGCAATACCGCGCATACCGAACTCTTTGGCTTTATTTACAAGGTCTTCCAGCTTGTTGATACTGTCCAGACCAGTTGTAATATTGCTGTATTCAGTATGATTATGGCAACCAAAGTACATTCACTCATCTCCTTTTACTTTGTAGATGTGATATTTACGATTTTAAGCCGTTTCTTGGCCCTTGAAAGGCCAGTATAGAGGAGCGGCTTATCAAAGCGCTCAAGGACATAACAAACATTGTCGTATTCGGAACCCTGGCTCTTGTGAGTGGTGATGGCATAACCATAACCAATATTCACAAAGTAAAGCTGAGGAGTTGGAGGAAGATGGTCAACCAGAAGATTGGCTGTGTCTCTGTCAATTCTCGTCATTTTCTCGACGAAATCAACGAGAGCGTCTTCTTTATTGGTCTTCGACATACCAATCTTATCGAGGTCAATAATGTATTGATCTTTCTGCTCCTCGCTCAAAGAAGCATTCTCGATAATCGTATGAGCCATCTTCCAACGCTCTTCAGATGCTTCTCTAAGGGCATTATTATAGGCGATATACTGAGCCGCAAATCTTTGCTCCCAAATATTACCGCTGGACTTTGGCATACGATTTTGCCATTTTACACAAACATAAATTGGACGCTTACGATTCTTCGCGTGCTCAATCGCATCAAGCAGGTCAGCGAAATACATTACATCGCCATTATAGATGCCCAGGGGATTGATATTATCATACAGAAGAATCTTATCATGGAGATCTGGATAACGGTCGCCACCAATACAAAGATGCTCATTGATTTCAGCGCACAACTTATTGGTATAGCAGATAATCTGCCATTCAGGGTCAGTCTCAATCTCGGATTTGGAAGTCCCGTATGAAATGTCTGGAGATTTCTCCGCCCAATACTTAATCCGAGAGAGGAGTTGCTGCTTGGACTGAGTGAAATCTCTCAAGTCGCCGCACAGTAAAGCGATGTCATTATCAGACCGCAACACCTTGTGCAGTTGGAGATGCGCCAAAGTCTTCAAAACCTTAACGCCATAACCAGAAGTGTAATTCATCTTAGATACATGGAGATCATGTCTAAAAGAATTGAGGTCGTTTGCCACTTCTGATGTATTTACTTCTGGAAGTTGACATTCATCGCCGCAGCCAATAACTCGTGCATTGGTCATCATCCACCACTGAGAGATGAACTGCGGCACCATCGAAAGCTCGTCAACAAACAGAACATCATATGGAAAAGTTCTTGGGTCGCGCCAAGTATTTGTAAACTTAGTGCTTCCGTCGGAAGTTGTACCCAGAACGCTACTTTTCTTTGTAATCTTCGTTACAGTTTCAATACAAAGATTGTCCTTGTCAAACTCCAGCTCTTTTTCCTCAATCGCCTTCCAGACTTTATTTCGGAGAACTGAAGTCGCTTTGCCAGTCATTGCTGTAACTGCAACTGCATATCCTTCACTGAGAAGTTGACAGATAAGTTCACAGATTACTGTTGTCTTACCTGTTCCGCCAGAACCAGAGATAATGGTATTATGTCCATTAGGGTCATGGACTTGTTCCAGAACATAATCCATTACTGCTCGCTGTTCGGGTGTAAAAGGGACCAAATTGTATCACCTACCGTATCACTATTTTGCAATTTTAATGCAACTTGCGAGACTCTTTCGTCTTTAACAAAGTTGGTTCTTCTTGGCATTTCGCCCAAATCTTGCGGCTCTTCCGGCCAGAGAGGACGACTTTTATGCGCAGCTTCCAGTAGAGCCAAGAACTTTTCTTTACCTTTATCTACTGGTGCATCTTTATGGTCAAGCGGCACTCCAGTATTTGGAACATCAATAATTCGATAACACTGAAGTCCACCTTCGTCTTTTATTTTCACCGCCATACCGGTTGTTCTCTTATTATAAAGATACCAGTCATGGTCTTCATCACTTTGCTCTTTGTATTGTTTGTCAAAAGCAAAGAAGATTTTTCTGGCGCCGCATTCATACAACATATTGATATGATTAAAGTGACAGCCAAATGTATGTGAGGCAACACAATTTTTAATGCCCCACTGATGCGCAAGCATTACCGACTTGGCACCCTCAAATATGATCGCTTCCCCGCTTTCTTTAATGTAAGGAGCAGCAATGTGCAACCCATACAAATTGCGGCTATTAGCGAAACTCCAAGAAGTTTTCTCTTCATTGGCCAACATCTCCCTATATTTTTCATCTCTTACAAGAGGGACATATTTTGCTCTTGGAAACCACATCGCGGCCTGGAATGGTGCTCCAGGATAGAGTTTGTAGAAGTCTTTTCGCAACATTCTAAAGCTGCGTTCATACAAACCGACTATCTTACCATTGATATTATGATGAGGAAGAATAATGGTTCCATTTCGAGGAAAATATGCAACATCATATTTCAACATGATGTCAACATCAATTTTATCTTCTGTATGCCATCTCAACTTTCTCATAACATCTGGCGCTTGAGTGAATTGAGTTTCATAAAGTTCATCAATAATATCTTGACGAATTGGCTCAACTGGTTCAATATGCTCAATCTTAAAAGGTCGCTCGGTAAAACCAAAGTCAACACTGATTGGTACACGCCCAGTTAAATCAATTCGCTGTCCGGCGATGTAATCCTCAATAAACTGCTTAGCAAGTTCTGGATCAGGCAAGTCAAGTGCTCGCTTAACCCAAGTATGAAGCAGCATACCGCCGCCACACTCACTGAAACAGTTGACTTTCAGAGTTGATGGGTCAAATAACGCAGAGTGATTTTCACCATGATGGCACAGGCCGATAAGCTGTATTGCACGCTTACCGGCACTGTTAACCCATCGAGGTTGCGCTCTCATATACTCAAAAAAGGAGAAGAAGTCGTCTCCATTGAGTAAAGCAATCTTTTCCTCATATGTCATTGACTTCTTCTCCTTTCAGTTAATTAGAACGCGAGGTCAGGCTCCTTGTCGTCCTTCATGGCTTCGGCCTTCTTCTCCTGGAGGTTGGCCTTGAACTCGTTGTACTGGTCAACGGTAATGTCAGCCTCGTCGCCGAAGGTGTAGGGAGTGGGATTGATACGAGTCACGCACCAACGCAGGTTGGTAAACTCGCGATGCTCATCGTCACCGATAGCATTGGGGATGGTCACGGAGCGGACAACCATAGTCATCTCGCCGCCGACAGATACGAAGTAGGGCATATCCTCGCTTGCCTGGAGGCCCAGGAAGTAGTTGATAGCCGCCTCCTTACGAACATCAAACTCAGCCTCGAGAATGACCTCGTTGTACTCGTCGACAACATAGCCGTGAACGCGGACATAACGGTCGAGATTGCGCTCGGGATCGGCCTCAATCTCACGGATGTTGGTCATCAGGTAGTCGCAGCTCCAAGTGTTCTGGTAAACCTTCTTGGTATTGGCGTTGATGAAAGTGGCGTTTACACGCTGAGAACGAGCAGGCTCGGGATCATTGGGATCGGGATTGCGGGGAGGGAAGTAGCTGATGTCGATAGTGCCCTGGATAGCCAGCCACTCACCGTTATCAGCGCCGACCTGGAACTCACCCTGCTCCATCTTGTCGAGCATGGTATAGTTACCATTGGCCTTACCGGACTTCTTCCACACAGGAGTGGCGAAGACACGAATCTTGTCAACGGTAGTACCATTCTCGTCAACAATCAGAGAGATGGTGCCGTTGATAAACTCGTCGCCATTCTTGGTAGTACCACGATTCAGCTCGTAGCCAGCGAGACGACCAGACAGATTTACACGATTAAACTTTTTCATGTTTGAATCTCCTTTTATTCAAGATTTGCTTTCAGAGAGGTATTTACTTCAGCCAACAGCTCTGCCTGATGAGGCTGGAGGGCGCCGACTTTCTTGCCGGGGCCAAGGACAGTTTCGATGATAGCGCGAACTCTGTCGGCTCCATCTTCGGGATATTTTGCCATCAAGTCCTTTGTGAGCTGGTCAAACTGAGACTTGAGAGCAGGGAAATCGAGAATCCTCTCATCCTCGGTCTGAATGGTTACACTGGGGCCAGCTGCTTCGACAGCCTTGGCACCCTGCTTTTCAGCACTCTTCTCAATGGCCGCAACCATGACTTTCTCCAGATTGTCGTAAGAACAATCAACGGAGTCAACATCAGGCGTCCAACGGCCGCCGGTTCCTTCAAATCCGCCCTTGGGATTGAAGTAAATCTTGTGAGAGAAAGTACCGTCCTTATTACGCTCGCGTTTCAGATAGATAATCTGATCAACGAACTTTTCGGCAACGCCGTACAAACCGGGACTGAGAGAAGTACCAATGTACTGCTTCTGAGTCTGGAAATCAGTCTTATCTTCGGCATGGACGATATTCAGAAGAATGTACCCCTGATTTGCCAACTTCTGGAGCTGGATGCCCAGCTCGTTTCGCATGGCCTTTGTGCCCTTACCGTAATCAGCGTCGGAGCCGAAATCCAAAGTGCTCTTATCGGTGGACAACTTCTGGCCGACATACTTATCGAGCAGAAGAATGAGGTTTGTATAGGTGTCGATTACAACGGTATCGAACTTCTCGCGAGCCTGGGGCATACACAGCTGGATTACTGCCTGCTTAAAGTCAGCCCAGGAACCGATAGGCACCGGAGTAAAACCTGTCAAACCTTCGCCGCCGTTCTCGGTCATCAGGAAGATAGGACGGGGAGCCTGAGAGCCGAGAGTGGACTTTCCAGATTTGGACTTTCCGACAACCATGAAAGACTTTGACTTCATGCTTGCGTTGATAGTATCTTTCACAGGAATGTCAAAAATGTTTACCACGGAAACTTAACTCCTTTCTCATTTTCTATAATTATTATACCATAAAAATTTTTTTATGTCAACTGAAATTAAAAGTCATACTTGGTATCCACAACCTCGTAGTCTTTAATTTTCACCTGGGGCGTAGTCTGATAACGGAAGGTATTAAGTTCCGCATCATAGCCAATAACAGTGCCGACATAATACTGCTCTGTTTGCCCATCATAAGGCAAGCACAATGAGTCATATTCCTCTGGAGAAGAGGAGAAACTGATCGCAACGCAATCGTGTGGAAGTTGAATCTTGAGGGTATTCTTCTTTGGACCGACCAAAGAGAGAGTGCTCTATGCAATCTTGACATTTGTGATTGCAATGAGCGGCTCTTTAATACCCTGTCCCCAATAATTGGAGTAATCTGCAAGTTCTGCGATAATATCGGGGAGTTCGGGATCTTCGGCGTCAACAATAAAGTCAACCATATACGCGGTTGAAGTATCAACATCTGCGTACTTCTGCTCAAAATACTTCTCGAGCGCCTTTACCGCATCTGCTTCAAAAGCAATACCCGCTGCTTGCTGATGTCCACTGGCGTATTTGATTAACTTACTGGCGTTACAGTCGTCCTTAAAATGCTCAAAAGCAGGCATATTATTAGGACAACGGAGAGAGCCATAATAAGCGCCATCATCGCCAAGGAAAGTCAGGATACAAGGGCGCTGATAGTAGTCAGCCATTGAACCGGCGACCAAGCCAGTCAAAGCGCGCCATTCTTTGTCAAAATCGTCGATTGCCAGAAGAATGACCTTCTTCTCATAGAGCTTCTCTTCAGAAACCAGGTCATGAATTAAAGCAACGAGTTTATCGACGCGGCGCTTCTGTCTGGACTTGCAGTTATTGGCCTATCTTGTCATCTCAACAACAAGGTCGACTTCACCAGTGTGGCCACGGGCACCATCCTATACCTTCATTCTTGAATCATCATCAAGAAGTGAACGAAATACCAGCTCTTTTTCTTCCATGCTACCGATACGGTTTACAGCATTAAAGAGCGGCGCCACATAGAAAGAAACGATATGAGGGGTCAAATCTACATTCTAAATCTTGTAATTGGCGAACTTCGCATATTCAAGATAATAAGAACGCAGATTTTCAGGTTTCAGACCTTCAAATACCAAGAACCGTGTCTCGGCAGAGCGAAGATCCATAACATCGGACACAAGACCAAGCGCCACAATATCGAGATAGTTATCGGCGCAAACAAAGGTAAGCATATCGTCAAACACACGGCAAAGCTGATATACAACGCCTACGCCGCTCAGATCCTTATTCTTGTACCGAGAGGACTGCTGATTATTAACCACGATTACCTTCTCGCCGTCGCCACGTTCGCTCATATCGTGGTGGTCAAGCACTACTACATCAATCCCTGCACTGGTGAGGGCCTGATACTGTTTATTATTACCGCTTGCGTCGGGGATAACGAATAGGTCGGGTTTGATAGTGTTCAGCACCTTATCCATAACCTCAGTATCATCAAGACCGTGAATCTTACCTGTGTGCAGAATGTGGACAATCTCTGGAGAACAGTCTACCCAGTCTCCATATTTCTGTTGCATCCGAATGTAATTGATTAAGAGCGCCGCGCTGGTGTATCCATCCATATCCACGTCTACGAGAATAGCAATCTTATGATTTGCTTCAACGTGTTCACGAATTTTATTTGCAGCCTCTTTGATATAGTCGAGATCATATGGAGATTGGACATCTTCCCAGGTTACATCAAAGAAGCCATCAATATCCTATACTCCTCGATTTGCCAGAACCTACTCTACTGGCGAGAGCTTCCTGCCGAACTTTGAAATATCGACGGAAGGAGCGATTTGCTTAATTTCTATCAGAAAGCACTCCTTTCAAGGCCATTCTCACGAATATAGTGATAGCCAATACAAATACTGTCTACCACATCTTGAATCACATCGGAGAGGCCATAATAATTCTCAACAAACTTGCGAGCACCAGCTTTACGCTCATCTCTTGAACGCTTATGGATGCCACAAGTGTTTTGCCAAGAGGAGGGGGAGATAATCTCCACTTTCTTTCTATGGGCGGCAATTACTTCAAGAAGTACGCCTTGCACTTGACAAAGCGTTTGCATTGTCTTCCAGTTATTCTCTGGGCCGCCGCGCTTGTCTTCTTCGCCACCGACAGGATTTTCAATGAGAATCATATCGGGATTAAATTCCTTAATCAAGTCCTCAAATTGCTTTCGAAGACTATGGAGGCGTTGGCCGCCGCGCAAGGTCTTTGGCGACGGCTCAACAGTACCCCATTTAACCGGAACTTCATCTTCCCAATATGACCAGCCACTTACATTGGCTGCTTGGTCAAAGGAAAGGATTTTCACAGTTTCTCAATGTCCTCCTTGTATTGCTCATACAAGTCGTCAAAGAACAAAGGAATGTTCTCATGGAAAAGAGCAAGTGTTAAGAGAGCAACCTCTCTCATGTCTGGATGCGCGGCAGGCGCACAACGAAGGGCGAAGAAGTGAC